TTCAAGCCTTATTTGAGGCTTGAAAACTTGTCATGCACTATCGCTGAATAGTTACTGTTCATAATAATTTTGAAAATAATTGTTAAAGTTTAGGGCAAATGCTTGCTCTGTATTGATTTAATGTCTATATTTGCACCTGTCTTCGGAGACTTTTAATCGTACCTTTATGGAATTGAAAGAAAATACGTCTTCCGTTGACGTTTAGGCTTTAGGGCCTGTCTACATTGTAGATTTCGAGACTTTATAGTCTTGCGTAGCCCCGGCTTCGGTCGGGGCTTTTTTGTTACCATTGCCTGCACAGAACTTTATTTTAATTGCTTTTTTGAGCAAATCGAACACTATATCCTCTTCTTCTTTGTCGAGATCATAGCAGGCGTTAGGGATGATGGTTGTTTTCATATTGCCTTTATGCAGATAGATGATATTGGCGTTCTCGTCCCAATGGCAAGGCTTGTAACACCGCTTCACCATATCGGCGAACGATAAATTCTCATCCTTTGCGTAGGTGGTGTTCCATGCACTTAAGAGCGCCATGAGCTGTTTCCAACTTAATTCCTCCAGCTCTATATTGCCATTTGCTTTTACTGCTTTCTCTAAAATGTTCTCCATAAGATTTCCGCTTGACCGTGTTGCGGTAGGGCTTAATAGGTTATATTACTCGTCTTCAGGGTCTTTAGGCAAGACGGAAGACCAGAAGGGGTCATCGTCTTCGGGCTGTTGAGGCTCCATGAGAGCGTTGAGCTGCTCGTCGGGGAACTCTATAAAGGTGAGGGCGCCGAGGAAGAGCTGGGCAAACTCTTCAAGAGAGTCGCCCTTCCTCTTCGCCTTCTTGATAAGCTCGAAGATCGTCGGGTTGAGCTGTTCGTGATAGCCCGTCGGCTCGATGGCCTCGGAGAAGCGACGGCTGAGGTCGGTGTACTTGGCCTCAAACTCGTCGAAGGACGTGATGACGCCACGTCTGATGTCGAGGAAGAGGTCTTGCGTCATGTCCTCGTACTGGGCGAGGATCTTTCTGTAAGCTTTGTGGTTTCTTTCCATATTCGTAAAAAATGTTTGTTATACATAAGTCACACGCTGCTACATGGCATGCGTGAGGCTGTCGGGTTGCGGCCGTTCAGGAATGACGGCATCGGTGTCGTCGGGTAGGTTGTCGAACGCCTGTGCTATGGCAGGGTCGTCGTAAGACGGCGACGGCGAGTGGAGCGCGAGCTGTTCGGCTTCGAGCTGTTCGGAGCCAGGCAGACGGAAAGCCAGGAAGGCTGCCGGGGAGAGCTGAAGGCGCGTGACGATGTAACGCTGCGTCATGGCTATGTCAGGGGCGTTGCCCGTGAAATGGCCCATCATGAGGGCTATCTGCTCAAGCGGGACGTTCTTAAGCGACAGGTTTGTGGCGAAAGAGCGCCGCCCGGTGTGGGTGGAGACAAACTGCCACTTGGGGCCTGTCTGCTCCCTGCCCGCCTGAAAGATCTTAACCTTGGTGTCGATGCCGCAAGCCTTGCAGAAGAAGCGCACGCCCTCGTTGTAGGACGATACGGCAACGGACGAAGGCTCAGTGGGCGAAGACGGGGTGAGATACTGACGGAGCCACGGATGGACAGGCACCGTGACCTCGCGACGTGTCTTCTGCGCGACATAGGTGATGGTGCGTCCGTCGGGCGAGATATTGTCGGGCGAGAGGCGCACACAGTCGGACAGTCGCGCTCCACACAGACATTCAAGCATAAAAATGCGCTTGATGTGCCTTCTTTTTGCCGTACGCGGCAGATAAGAGTGGAGACGGTATATTTCCCCGTCTGTAAGATAAACGGCCTGTGTGACCGTTTTCTTGGCTTTCAGGACCTTCGCGTAAGACATGGACGGGATGTCCTTGGAGTCGGCGTTGGCACTGATGATAGAATTTATCTCGGCACAGATTGTCTTGACCGAGTTGGGGGCATAGGCCTCGTCGAGCTCTGCCTTTAAGTCGCGGAGGTTGTCGTCGGTGATGTCGCTCCACATGGGAGCACGCCCCAAGATGTCGCGAAAGATGTTGAGCACCTTTATGCGACCGGGGTATTTCCAGATGAACGCGCCGTAGAAAGTGTGTCGCCAACGGTAGCCGTCGTAAGTGGCGAAATAGCCCTGACGGATGGCGTTAGCGTAAGTCTTCTGTTGCTCAGAAGAGAGCAACACCGTCCAACGGCGCGTCGGGATTGTTGGAAGGATCTGTTTCATATCTAAAAGTTTTGGTTTAACATGGGGCGCGTGACGAGGACGCGCCATTTGAGGCAGGGGTGTGTCAGAAGAGCGTGACCTTGTAGACAGGTACGCCGAAGCGGCTCTTGTGCCGTCTGCCGACGGTGAAGCCAAGCATCTTGAGCAGACCAACGGCGTTGGCGGCGAACGGCTCATCGACGATGATGTGGGGGCGGCTGATCTCGGTGTCCTGAAGGTTGCCGAAGTAAGGACCGTCAGGCTCTTGCCGCAAGAGTTCGGGAGGGATGGCGTAGCCGATGAAGACCTCGCCACACAAACGTTTGGCAGAGGTGACGAAGAGCGACGACGCGAAGCCCGAACGAGGGGCATCTTTAAAGTCGGCAAACCTAAGGACATAGATGAGCAGATAGTCTTCAACGCTATGGTCACGGAAGAACATTGCCACATCGGCCTGAAAGGCTGCTGTGTCGAAGACAGGAGCGACAAAACCCTTCTCCTTGAGAATGTCTTGTGCCCGGATGATTTTAGACATAATTCTTATTGTTTAACGGTTCTACTTAGGTTATTGCAAAGATAGTAATATTTGCAATAACATTGTGTTTTGCCAAACCCGTTAACACTTAATTAACACAAGGCGTTAAAGAAAAGACGTGTCTTGACAACATGTCGCGATGTCTGTAGAGGATTGATGTGAAGCCTGACGACATCCAGGTGATACCGGCTTGTGATGCCGGTGGAACCTGGATGTTTGGCAGAGGGTTCACTAAAGGGGATTGTCCTGACACGTCATGGGTTCGCGAAACCCACTCTCCTCTCACATAAGATGCCGCATAGCTGTAAGGGGTTGATCTTAGTGTCGATGAACGGACGATACGACGGGAGCCGCGGGGTCTCGTCGCATCGTATCAGGTCATCGACATGTTAACGAAGATATGCTTGAAGGGAGATGCGCTGCGGTGCGCGTGTGTAGTTTGGTTGTAGACACACCGAGAAGGGCGTGTCTTGTTTTTGGACGGGAGCCAAGCAGGAAGGCACATGGCTGTAAAGGATTGATATTGCCTGTAAGGAACCAGAACAGGTTCCTTGTCCCTTCTTGACAGGGATGCCCTGTCAGGAAGGAATAAGGACCCTTTTCTGGATGTCTTATAGGAAAATTAAAGTGAGCTGCTTCGCTGTCCGTCTCCGTGTGCGCGGAGGATGAGGGTTTAGATGTTGTCTACGAGAGCGTCGTATGCAGCCCTGCGTGTGAGCATGGCGGCCTGAGCGCAACCGATAGGCAGATAACCCTCGATGATTTGTTCAGTGGCCAATCTGTTGGCCTTGACATTCTTGCCTTTGCCCCTTGCGATGCAGCCGTCTTTCTGCATCTTGTCGAAGCCGAGGCCACCAAGCTTCTTCTTGCCCGTCTGAACGGCCCGAAGGCAGTCGAGGACGAACGTGTTGAGGATGGTGACGTCTCTCTTGACGTTGACGATAGGCAAGACCTGTGTGGCCCACGAGTGGGAACCGAAGCCTTTGTAGAGGTACTTGTTGACCGCGTTGACCGCACGTCGGAGCGTGGTTTCGCGCCAGTCGATAGTTCGGCGCTCTATCTCCTTCTGGAACGTCTTGATGCGCGAAGGAGAGAGCGAGATGTCATGACCCTTGACGGCAAAGCCGAGGAACTTGAACCAATGGTTGGAATCGAGATACTCGACCTTGTTGGGATTGAGCTTCATGGACATCTTGTCGAGCTCCTGCTGCAAGACGGCCATAGCCTGAGCATAATCGTCGCCGATGTAGAGCATGTCGTCAGAATAGCGTACATAATAGCCATTTAGACAGGACAGCTTCTCGTCGATGTGATAGAGCAGCACGTCGGCAAGCCATGCAGCCACGGCACAGCCCTGCTTAAGGGACTGATAGCTGTTGCAGATGTTGCCGTCGGGGTCGAAGAACGTGTCGCAATGGTAATAGCTGCGAAGGAGAGCGATGAGCGCGGACTGGCCGTGCATCTCTTCAACGCGGTCAAAGATCGCGTCGATGAAAGAGAGCGGGACAGAGTCGAAATACTTAGACAAGTCGGACTTGAAGCCTATCGTCTTGCCTTCGGCAGCACACACCATGCGCGAAGCCTCCTGCACGACACGGCCACAGCCAATGCCTTTCTGATAAGACTTGCATGAGCTGTGGACCATGTCGGGCGCGAGGTCGAACAAGAGGTCGTTGATGCCGCTCAGCAACACCCGGTCAACAGGCTCGTTGACATAGACGGTACGGAAGTCGCCGTTGTCCTTAGGTATCAGGGCAGCATGGGGCGGCATGATTTTGTATTGTCCGTCCCTTATGCGCTGATAGAGGAGAGCGCGAGCTTCTGGCGTTGTGAGCTGATAAAGCGTTGCTTTGTCGATGCCCTTGTCTACGCCCTTGTTGATGGCCTGTTGCCACCGTTCGGGTTCAAAGAGCATCTGGAGGATTTTGTCTTCTTTCATAATTCTGTTGTTTAATGGTTTTGAGAAGGTCTGCCGTTAGAGGCAGACCCTGTCAGGGAGCGTGCGGCCACGGGCGCGGGCCTTGCTTTAAGAGATTGATACAAAAGCTTCTTGTAGGGAAGATCGGGGAAGTCAGGGAATATGACCTGACGACGCGATCTTGGCTCTTCTGAGCTTTGTTAAACAGAAGCCCGTCCACCACACGCCGTGCGGCTTGAAGAGGTGTTACTTTTGCTGTTTCTGCACCTGCCATTCATGGATCTTGTCCTCGATGGAGATGCCAGCGTCGGCGATGAGCTGCTTCATGACACCCATCATGCGCCAGCCCTCTTTCTCGTACTCGCGAGCCTTGTCCTCGACATGCCGCAAAGACGCCTTTTCGTTCTTTGACGCGAAGCGTGCGCCATGGAACATGACGAGGTTGCGCATGGTGAAATAGGCACCGGCGCCCTTGTAGGCGTTGATGAACGCATCGGCCTGCTTGGTTCTCCACGGGAGATGCGGACGCTGCTTGTTGAAGCTGACGACGAGCTGATAAAGTTCCCTGTAGGTCTTGGCTTGCTTGACGGCAAGAGAGGCCTTGACGACAGGCGTATAGATTTTGCTGCCGATGTCGCTGAGGAAGACGTTCTTGCCAGCAATCTTGACGTAAGGCATGCCCTTGCAGGTGTGCTTATAAACCAACTCGCCACGCTTGTTGCGGCGGTGGGAGAGCTTGTCGACATGAGAACGCAGCTTAAAGAGATAGTCGTCTTGCATAGCTGAGACCACGTCTTGGTTGAACCACAGGATGCGCTGCGAGAAGCAAGCTGTGTCGTTGTTCTCCTGCATCTTCGCGATGGCATGGAGCTCGTTTTCAAGCATGCGCCACTGATATTCGTAGCCGTTATACTGAACGAGAGCGTTGAAGCTATTGCCCGACCTCTCCATTCGGCGAAGCAAGCGGAACATCTGCGCCATGACAAAACGGCGGAAGAGCGGGTGGACGTTGACGTAGCCCCCAGAAGCTATGCTCTGATAGATGGGATCGTCGTCGAACACCTGGACAGGTACGCCGTCGACAACCTTGACCACCATGTCGCTTCCCATAGGGAAGAAGCACGATGTGTCGATGCCTGCTGCCTTGAGCGCAGCGATGCGGTCAACAGCCGTCTTCGGCTTGGAAGCGTTGGACGGCTTGGGTGCTGTCAGTTCGTTGATTGTAAACTCGCCTGAGATGATAACGTTTCTTTTCATAATTCAATTGTTTTTTTGTTAATAATGATGGTTAAAAGAGGGAGCAAGGGATGGCGTTGCTCCCGTTTTTCAGGCTGTCTGGCGAGTTTTTGGCTCTACCCACGCACGGAGGATGATGAACTCTTTCTCGTAGGGCGACTGATAGAACCAACTGCCCCACTGTTCGTGCCAACATAGCTGGCCGCTGCGAAGCATGAGCAGGATGAACAGTTCGAGACGGCAGCGTGCGGTCTCGCGTGCAGCTCCGTAGATCATGTCCTCGTCAGAAAGCTCGTCTTCAGGCAGCGCCTTGAAATAGCGCCGACGGTGAGACTCAGACCTCTCCGAGGGGACAGAATGGCGATATTGCCAATAGAGATCTTCGATGCAGCGGAACATGACCGCTTCATCGACACGGAAGACATCAACCTCGTCGAGGTTGACAAGGCGGCCGTTGAGACGGAGCGTGCGCTTTTCGAGATTGACCATGAAACGTGCGCCATTGTCTACCTTGGAACAGATGGCGTCGATAAACTCTGTGTGTTGCATAATTCTTATTTGTCGGTTAATAAGAAACCGCCACACACAGGGTGAGGCGGTCGGTTTTAGGGCACAGCGTGTGAAAGACTTGGCACAATTGCTATAAACGCTTGATGTTACCAGCTGTAGCGCCGCACTGTGCGGCGCTCTATGAAGCGGGTCACTAAAGATTGTCTTTCCGACACGCTGTTTCAGGCTGCGCTGCCTTCTTGGGATTTACGCATAGAGGGCGTAATTCTCTACCATTTTCTTGTACTTTTTGGGGAGCTTGTCCCAACAGCTGTAGACATGTACAACCTGACAAGAAGACCACCCGTTGAGTGCAAGCTCGTAAGTGTAAAAACACTTCTTCTTGTTCGTGTCGTCAAACAGAAGCCACTCGCCAGAAGCAAGACAGCCGTCGTTAAGACAGATGACCTGACCGCCTTCCTCTTCGTAGCGGCGGATGAGGTCGTCGACATAGTGGTAGTCGCATTTGAACTTTCTCATAATTGCATAATTTTGGTTAAACAAGAAGGGAGGCATTGTGCCTCCCCATTTTCAGATTTTCATGCGGCAGAGCTTGGTCGCAAGTCATGTTCACGGATCACCTCTTCGATGAGCTCGTCAGGGTCGCAGTAGTAGCCCCAACAAGAGTCTACGTCAACCCAATCGAAGCCCACGAGCGTGTTGCGCTCGCCCTCGCAATAGATGTCGTTGTCGAAAAGACAATCGAACAGGACATCGCTGCACAGGTCTTTCTCGTTGATTGGACACGGGATAAGATTTGACATAATTCTTGTTTTTTTGGTTATTGGAAGGGAGATTGCTCTCCCCTTTTTTTTGTTAGACTATTTCCGATTTGACATAATTGGATGCCGTCTCGAAGATCTCGGCAAATCCGCTCTTGCTAAACGGGAAATACATACGAGCAGCATCTATGAACTCGTTGAGAGTGAGCTGCGGGTCTTCTTTCAACCAATTGCAGCAATAGTCAAGACATTCGTCATAGCTGTAGTAGGAACTGTAATCGTTCCACTCGTCACGACTGCCGTTATATTCGTAATCGTCCTCTTTGTGAGGATAAACGGACGTGCAATGCTCTATGAGGTGGCAGACGAAAGCGTGACATTTCTTCACGTCTTCGATGACTGTGAACTCATGGTCCGTGTGGGGCTCGTAATAGCCGCACGACATGTTGATGCACGACGCTGTGACACCGTTGCAGCGCAACGCCTCGACATCGGTCATGAGACCTGTGCTGACGGCATAGCCGTAAGTCTCACAATCGGCAGCCTTGACAAACTCCTCGGAGCAGATGCTGCCGAAGGATATGCTCGTCACCATGTCGCTGTTGCCGCGACGGTCGATCTGAGCACAGAAACGACAGTCGGCAAAGAACTCGATGTCGGCAGCGTGTGAACCCACACAGCCTATCTCCTCGCCTACGAAGAACGCACATTTGAGGACATCATAACGCTCAAGACATTGCAGGGCGATAAAGATGCCGTTCTTGTCGTCGGCACCGAGACCACACTGCTTGTGCAGCTTGGGCGAATAGCCAAAGATGACACCCTGGCCCTCGATGCACACAAAATCGGTGGGATGCAGATGCTGCACCTGATCCATGTGAGCACACAGACAAGGATAGCTCTCAGCCTCGCCTTTGGTGACGAAGAGGTTGCCATGCGCGTCTTGCGTGACGACGGCTGCGGGTATGTTTTTCTTGATGTGACGCTTGATGAAACGTCGCATCTTTTTCTCTCCATTGCTTGGAGAGAACACACAGTAAAGGGCCTTGAGAAGGTCTAAATTTAATTCTTTCATAATTCTATTTTTTAATGGTTAATAGAAGGCAGGAGGAAAAATCCTCCCGCCTTAATTTTTAGGCTACAACAAGCAGAGCATGCTCTCGTCTGAACTTCGCTTCATCCTCTTCCATGCACTTCTCAGAGCAATAGTATTCCTCCGTGATCTCAGAATAGAAATCCTCGGTGTCGCCCGGGTACCACTCCTTACACACAGGACACAGAGAATCTTGCTCGGCGTCGAGCCATGAGTTGGCAGCGTCGCTCCATACGGCTTGTTTCTTGGGGATGTACTCCTCGTGATAGTCAGAATACTCACAGTCCTCTTTGAGCTGCCAATTGTCGTCGATGTCATCGACACAATCGTCAAGGAGACGCCAATCGTCAACACTATCGACATAGCAGCAATCGCCGTCATACAGATAAGCGTCCTCGTGATTTGACCAGTTCCAATCGTTGCTCTTCGAAGCACGATCGTCGTTGATAAGGATTCTCTCGTCTCTGTATATGGCGTCTGATTGCTGATTATCCCACATCCAATCCTCGTAGAAGTCGTCATAGACGCTCTCCTCTTCTGGAATGTACTCTTCGTTATAGTCCGACCAATTACTGCCGCCGCCAAACTGCCTGTCTGTCGTGTTTAGCTCGTCGGAATAGGACTTAGACGAGTCGTTGTACGAGATTTGTTCGTCGTGGTTATAGTAGATGAACGAATCTTGATAGCTCAGCGTGTTGCCAGCTTTAAGACAACACGCAATGTGCAGCACAAGGTCACGCATCGAAGAACCGTCGTTGCGGACAAAGTTCTTGTTATCGTGACAATCGACGCCCACACGCTTGTAGCCGTCAATCTCGCCCGCCTTGATGAGCTTGTCAACAAGAATCTGCTTGAGGACATTGTCTTGCCCCATTGAATATTGACGCTCTGCAAGACGATAATGGTTGCCGTTTTCGTCTATCACATCGGTGTAGACGATGCAACGAGCAACAATCCATCCGTGTTCGTCTGTGATATAAGCCGCCTTGGCCTCTATCGCGTCGCGATAGAAGGTGTGCTGACCCTTATCTGTCATGCAGCTTTCAAAGTCACCATAGCAGCGGCCGCTGTCATAAATATCTTTGAAATTATCATCGACATGCAGCGTGTACCTGTCGGTGCTGCGCTGCTCGGCAAAGACCTGCCACTCACGGGCAAACTCCTCGCCTATCCAGCGTTTAAGCTGCTCAGGCATGTAGTCGCGCGTGATGCGGCATTCCTCTATGCACCGCGTGATGAACTTTCCGGCCTTCATTTTGAAGACCTTCTCGCGCTCTACGTTCTCATAGCGCACGGTCTTGGAATCTCCATCGGCACAAATGCCTTTGAAGCCGTCAAGACGCATGCTTGATGAGTAGAACTCGTAGGGAAGACCATTGAATGCGATGCAATAGTATGGAACATCCATGCCGCAAACTTCGTTGAGCACGAGACGCCCCATCATTTTCATTGCGAAATTCTTGAGATCATCCATGCCTGTGGCATAGAGATAGTCGCAGGTATTGTAAAGACGCTCTCGGTGTGTTCTGTCGCATCTGTCCTTGAACGAAAGCCACCAATGAAGCAGCTTTCTGTCCTTCAGGCAAGCCAGAAGGATTTTGTTCTTGCGCGACTTTACACCATTGCCATGCTCCACAACACCGAAGAGCACTTTGAACTCCTCGTAGTTTTTAAATCCTTTAATAAAAATCATAATTCTAAAGTTAATGGTTAATAGAAATCCCCACTCGTGAGAGTAAGGATTTTTGTTTGGCTAATCGAACATAAGACGTGTAATGATGTCCTGTAGAACAGATGGCTCGTTGAGGTAGCTTGACTCAAAAATCTGCTGAACGACAATCTCTCTTGCCTCCTTGTTGAGTTCCTTGTAGTCCTCTACCATACCTGCTTTGTTCCCACAATTGTAATGGTACAACATCACGTCACTAACGAAATCCTCGCAGTCGTAGAACTTGCACTGCTGCGCCAGTGTCTTGCCTTTTCTTGCCATAATTCAAATAATTTATTTGGTTAAACGTTGTTCTGTGCAGATCGACTGCACAGATTTGGAGATGCCACACGGGATGGGCAAGTCGTTAGAAACGGCTCATATCCACCCCGTAGATCTTTGCAAGGCTCAGAATGCCTTTGGCGATGCGCTCAAACCATGAATGCACAAACAGATAGGGTCCTGCGTCAATTCTGCAATAACCCCACTCCGTGCCAATTTGGGCGATGTCGTAGTCTGTAAACGCTACATTTACGGTGGAACACAGACCGCTTATCCACTCCGTCAGCAAATCGAGAACGGACATTCCGCGTCTGTCGTTTTCAAACTTCTCAACATAGAAAGTATCAAGCGCAAACTCGATTCTTTCTTTGTCCGACATAGACTCAACATCTACTTCATCGGAAGAGATGGAGTCAAGGATATAGGCGTACATTTTGCCGCGCACTTCGTAATTCCGTGGATTCTTTTTCATAATTCAAAAATTTGGTTAATAGAAACCCCATCCTTGCGGGTGGGGATTAATTTAGGTTCAGCAATGAGTTATGCTGATAATTCCTTTAAGCGCCTCACGAAGAAGACACTCAGCGCGTGGGTCTATATAATCTGTCATGCGACAGTTGTGCAGCTTACGCGCTGCAATCTTTAGTCGCTTCACCTCGTATGAAAGTGAAGCCTCAAACTCTCTTGTTGCATTTTTGTCTCTTAACATAATTCTATTTGTTTTGGTGAATAGAAGGCAGCACGAATTGCCATGCTGCCCGCTTTAGGTCATGCGACACGTCCGAGGTTCTCAATACCCGCATTTTCTGCAAGGATATAGGCAGGACGTGCCGACGGGTCCGTCATCGTAGGGTCGATGTAGATAAACATCTCCTCCTTCTCCACGATGTCAAGATTCATGTCTCTCACCTCCTCTTCTGTGAAGAAAAGGCCGTCGTATTCTATCCTCTCAAGATAAGCGAGGACATACTCAAGCGCCTCCTCCTCATGGAAGGCGTAGACATTGAATGAAGATGTGGTATAGCCACAGCCACACCACAACGACACCTTGAAAAGGTAGGTGCCGCATTCTTTGTTGTTAATTGTCATAGCGAATAGAGCCACTCGTCTTTGAGTGGCGGTTTAGGGTTTAGTGTCGCTCCAGACAAAGGAGAATCACAATGGAGAGGTTGGTTTCTAAGACCTTGAACTCCACCTCTCCCCGCATCAAATATCTCATAAGATGCGGATGTTCCTCGCAGTCATAGTCGCATGCGTAGGCTGTGAGGTATTTCCCCGGCTGCAAGGCAACCTCTCCTGTAGCAGGATTGTCGCTAACGAACAAGTCGGCAACAGTCATTTCTTTCTCAATGGTCACGATGTCGTAGTTACGAGAATCGCCATCTAACAACAGCATCTCCATGACGGAGATAAGCTGCTGTTTCGTTAATTCCTTCATATTTCAAAAAATTTGGTTAATAGAGCTGCTCTTGCTCCTGAGCAGCCTTTAGGACTTAATCAATATAAACCTTGCGTGAACCTTTCAGTTCCGCAAAATGGCATATATTGTCGTACTTGTAAACCTCAAATTTCTTTGAGAATTTGTTGTACGAATCACGCACCCACACGGGCGCATCCTCTGAATCTGTTAGGCGAAGATGCTCACCTCGCTTAACCTTTCTTACTTCTATCTTTCTCATATTATCTTTTTTGGTTAATAGAAGGCGTGCGTAATGAACACGCCATGTTTTTAAAAGAAGCGTGGGCGCGAGAAATGACGCTCTATCTCTCGCGCCACTCTATCGGCATGAGCAGCGCGTTTGGAATATTCTCCATCACTCTTACTCTCCTTTGCAATAAATGCCTTGTGACTCGCCACGAGAGCAGCGAGAAACATCTTGTTTTCTTTTGTCATAATTCTTGATTTTTGGTTAATAGAACCACCCCAAAGAAAGAGGTGGCTTTTTAGGGTTTATTACTCCATCCACACGCCGCCATGGAACGATAAATTATGCCCGTTCCACTCGCCGTGCCAATGTCCTCCGCTCAACTCTGTAACTTCTACGGTAGCAAACAGCGTTGAGCCATCTTGCAAGATTATCATTTCTTTTTCCATACTCAAAAATGTTGGTTAGTAGAACCACCCCACAAAGAGGTGGTGTTTCGATTTCCTCTTTCAGTCCTTTCTTTGCTTCAAGGTGGGAAACGGCTCAAAGGGAACTTCTAACCGCAAATCTGTAAGACCACCTCAGGTTAATGAGACCTTTGTTCCGTGCCACGGCTTGAACGTGGTGTGCGCCTTGAACGCACACGGATTCTCGTACTGCTCAACATTCGGAATTGCATCCGAATATTTCTTTTTCCAAGCGCAGATTTGCAGCGTAAAAGGCTGCAAAAAATCTGCGTCCAATTCTCGTACTGCTCATGAAATAGAACAGCATAACAAGATAAGCCACGCCAATGACGCAGCTAATTAACGTACTGCTCAAGATGAGCAGCAACGGCAGAGCCATCAAATTTCCAAGCACAATTATCGTACTTGTTTTTAAAATCTCTTTCATAATTCTCGTACTATTTTTGGTTTATAGAAGGCAGCACATTATCGTACTGCCCTTTTTGCCTCACAGAGCATACAGCTCACTTTCGGAAGCGTCCAAAAGTGAACCACCCGTGAGAATGGAAAATACACAAGGAACAAAACCCTTTATGTTCTCCATCTTCTTTACTCTCTCCTGTGCTTTAGCCCTTATAGACAACAGACTCAATCTGCCGTCAATAGGCATGACAGAATCCATGCCTATCATTTCCACAAGGTTGGATTTAAGATCCTTGTGGTAAAATTTTATCCATTTCATAATTCTCGTACTTAGTTAATAGAAATCCCCACCCGTGAGAGCAGGGATTGGTTTAGTCGCTTTCAAAACATGAAAAGCGCGGGTGATCTTGCCGTTATGGCATATAGACGGCCGCTTTCGCCTTGCAACAGCATGCCGTTGCAGCCGTAGAGGTTGCAGGAATACCCGATTTGGGTGTACGGTTCTGGAATATCGCTGCGCAAACTGCTGTGAGTGACATCCTTTGCGGCTCCTGTTGATATAAGCCGCTTCAACTCCTTCAATGTGTATTTCTCCATAATTCTTATAATTTGGTTGATTGCAGAGCAGCCACAAAGGACTGCCCCGTTTGCCTGGGATGTGCATCGTGGCACCACGCTTTATCTTTATCGTCTTAACTACGCGGCTCACACCCCACCATTTCACAGCATGGCTGCTGCATGTTTTTCTGCTGCAAACTCAAACGTTACACGGCTAACATGAAACCGCTTTCAGAAGAGAATCGCTTGTCGGATATACCTCACGGGGGATATTCTCTTGTTACCCCCGGTGTTATGCGCGAGGAACCACCTCGCACGGCCACAACGCCGTTAGAATATGAATTATGATAACACCTATTTTTTTACTACTCCCACCGCTGTGGGTAGCTCGGTTCGTTACGGCGCATTGGATTGCTTAACCTCACTCGTTCCCTTCTTGCGTCCTGCTCGCTCTTGTCCTCTCCTTTGCCCTCAGTCGTGGCGAAACTGCAATACCTGATCGCGCTCGTTTCGCTCGTGTGCCTGTGCCACCCGTTCCAGATAGAACCCCATGACTCAGAGAAGATAGTTAGCGGCATTCGTGCCGACCGCGTTACGAATGTAACCGACATTCAGGGCGTCTCGATGGGATGTTGTGCCCCACCCTCGCACATGCGAGGTTTGCTGACGCCCTAAAAATAAGCGATACAATAAAGGCGTGCTACTTTGCAGTAACGCGCCTAATTATATGTTCCTTTGTCGGACTTGAACCGACCGCGAGGCCTTGAACCTCTGAAGGATGGGAAAACCCTATAAATAACAAAAGGTAGCCAAAATTTATCTGGCTACCTTTTGGGGGAGACTTTAACGTATCTCCCAAACGTTCCAACGGCTTAAGGCTTATTTGCCCTTTGCAACCTTTGCGCGTGCTTCTTCACGAGTCATGAAACCAACTGCAACCATCTGCAACAGTAGTTTAATTTCTGAAATGGTTAACGGCGTTTTCTTTGTCACTGTTACGCGCTTTTCGTTTACGTCCTTATAAACAGATGAGACGAACGAAGCTAAACGCGCGGGTGTGTCAAGGTATTGACCGTGTGCGGCTACTTTGTCCGCGAACGCCTCAGAATTTAAAAACTCTTCCGCCTTCATTGCGTCTACATTGTAGCGATAGCCGAACGCGCGGACCGCCTTTGTAGCGGTCAACAACACCGCGTTATTATAGGCAGTGTTCGCCTTCACGGCTTTCATCTCATAGTCTTCGACAGCCTTACATGATGCCGCCTTTGCGGCTAATAACGCTTTGTAATCCTTGTTAGCCTTAAAGGCGTCGTCTGTTAAAACGTCGTTCTTTCTGTCTGCAATAACGCTTGTCATTACCTCAAGTTCTTTGGCTATTGTTATAGCCATCTCGTTAATACTCTTTGCCATAATACAAAAAATTTATTAGTAAAACAATTTTCCCTATCTAATTACAGCCGCTTAAAGTGCTTGGGAAAAGGCACAGCAAGGGCGCGCGCGCGGGATGCCCGCGCGAAGGTAGGGCCACCGCCCTACACCTATATAAAAGCAAAAACTACACCTAAAAGCCACGTTTTACACACTTTAACAAACGTGTAACGCGCTACATTTCAACACGTTACACATGTTTAAAATGTAAATATTTATGCAACGTCTGCCAATATGACAAAATTAACTTAATATATCTTAATTTGGCAGACCTTGTCACTGACAAGAGGTCAAAAAAGACAAAGTTTAACCTTATTATACATTCGTGAAACATTAAAGCAAAATTGTGTTTGTATTAATATATTGATGCAAGTAGTTGATATTTAGGAGGTTACGAAAATTAATAATATTTTGGTGGACGTGAAACATTTTTGAAGGAGAAAGGGACGTTTGCAAATATTATGTTAAATAATATTGGGTTTTGGAATATTTTGCAGGGGGCGACCCCCCTGGAGAGGGGCGCGAGGGCGCGTAGTGACCTCACAAAAAAATTTTTTCTTCTTTTTGGGGGCGTTTTTGTGTTTTGCGTATTGGTTTGCTAACGTGTGTGAAAATTTGTAATGTATTCCAAAAATATACGTCTTTATGTATATTTATGCAGTTTGTGATTGTATTAACTATTGTTTGCGTTTGTTTACATATTTATTCTATTGACATTATTTTGAGGGTTATCGCCTTTTTTGAAGGCCGAAGCTTCATTTAATGTAGCAAAAAGAGCAGTAAGTTTATAGGTTTTATGGGGGTTTATGCAGCATTGAAGGATAATAATGAGTATCTTTATCGTGCAGATGCGAGATTGTGTTTGGGTGAGCTTAGGGTTCATACATTCATGATTGTAGCGTTCATCGGTGTTTGCGGTGTGTGGATGCTCCATGTTGCTGACGGATTTGGGAGTATGGAGGCCGCAAGTGAGAATTAACGAAAAAAATGGAGTATGAAGAAGATTATGTTTAACGACAGGTACGGTCTAACACAGGCCGTCCTCGAAGGCAGAAAGACTCAGACAAGACGTATTCTGAATTCTACAATGCTTTTCGAGCGTTTGGGTACATACGAAGGTTGGACGAAAGAATCTATTGCTGATTGGAAGGAATCTTGTAAAGCCCGACTTTACAAAGCAGAGGGTGAAGAACTGCAAGAAATGCTTGATTACGCCTTGGAGCATTCACCATACAAGGTTGGCGAAACCATAGCCATTGCTCAGAAATATGAAGATCTGAAAGAGAACGATGAATTTCTCTGTCTTTGTGGCAAAGACGAAATGTTTTTGTGGTACATCGGACTTGAGAAAGGGTTCAACAATAAGATGTTTGTCCGTGCGGACCTTATGCCTCATCATATTAGCATCACCAACATCCGTGTAGAACGCCTGCAAGAGATCAGCAATGGAGGCTGCCTGAAAGAAGGCATTTGGCGTGACGACAACGTAGGACATGAAGGTCCGACGTATTGGTACCACGGTCTTGCCAACTCTTCGTTTCACACTCCGCAGGAGGCCTACGCTTCTCTTATCGACCGCATCTCCGGCAAGGGTATATGGAAGAGCAACCCCTATGTATTCGTTTATGATTTTGAACTAATAGATTAGCTTATGTATATCAAAGTAAACCGCCGCAACCGTCCCAGCTGCATCGTAATGCTCTGTCAGGACCGCAGAACAAAGAAATGGTGTTTCGTAAACCTTTCCCCAGAGCACGTCTGTACCTGTCGTTTCGATACCATTGATGATGCTATAGCCGACCTGAACAAGAGAGAGGAAGTAGCGAGCTACGCCCTAATCGAAAATCCCTTTGTCTATGAACAGATGGTGCCTCTTCATGGCGCGTGCTTATCTAACGTCGTAGAAAAATTCCGAAAGAACAAGAATTTTATGAAACGATTGTTAGGCACAGTAGAAGACGAGAAACAGTAAGTAATAATGTATTAACGAAAATATAGAGTATGAAGAACGTAAAGATTTTTGCCAAGACTATTGAGCAGGAGGCGAAGGAACAGATTGAGAGGATGGCAGCGAGCAAGGCTTATCGCGACTGCCAAATTCGCATTATGCCCGACTGTCATGCGGGTAAGGGATGCACAATAGGTACGGTAATTCAGACTGCCGGCAAGGTGGTGCCTAATACCGTAGGCGTGGATATAGGCTGTGGTATGTTGGTCTTCAAGTTCGCTAAGAAGAATATAAACCTTTCGCTTCTCGACCGAATCATCAACGAGTCGGTGCCGAGCGGATTTGACGTTCACGAAAAGTCCAAGCTAAAAGATTTGAGTCCGCTTACGTCACATCTTTTGTTCGAATTACACGAAAGGACACAAGGTTGCTTCGATCCCGATTATATCGGACGCTCGCTTGGCACCCTCGGTGGCGGCAATCACTTCATCGAGTTTGACGAGGACGAGCAGGGTTATAAGTATCTTGTGATACATTCGGGCAGTCGCAATCTCGGAGTTAAGGTGTGCAACTTTTTCCAACACTTAGCCAATAAGAATGTGAATCGAAACGAGGAGCGTAAGCGCATCATCGAAGACTTAAAGAAGTACGGCTTAGAGAGGGAGATTAACAATACGTTGCGTCGTTTGGGCACCGTGCCTCCCGATCTCGCCTATCTTGAGGGAGAAGACCTCAATGCCTACAATTTTGCTGCGCACGCCTGTCAGTGTTTTGCCGACGACAACAGATGGAATATAGCAATGACTATCATCCATGGGCTTCAATTATCGTTCGTGGATTTCTTTACAACCAGGCATAACTATTTCGACATACACTCAGGCATCATCCGAAAAGGAGCCGTGCGTGCCGAAAATGGCGAACAGCTTATCATCCCACTTAATATGCGCGACGGTTCGTTGATATGTCGCGGCAAGGGCAATGAAGACTGGCTTTGCTCGGCTCCGCACGGTGCTGGCAGACTAATGTCGCGCTCGGCGGCCAAGAAGCAGCTCAGCATGGAGGAATACCGCCAACAGATGCACGACATTTACTCCACATCGGTATGCGAGTCAACAATCGACGAGTCACCAATGGCGTACAAGCCAGCCGAAGAGATAGAATCGCTTATAGCCGACACTGTGGACGTGGTGAGGAGAATTAAACCGATATACAACTTCAAAGCGAAATAATACAACAATATATTGTGTTATCGTAAGTATTAACGAAAATATAGAGAATATGAGAACGATTAAGTTTAAAGGTAAGAGCGTAGAGGATGGACAGTGAAATTACGGCGACCTGTCCCATGTGGCAGGTCAGACTCTTATAAAAAACAATCCGTGCCGTGATGGACGTCCTAAATTTACGTTTGTAGTAGACCCCCAGACTGTCTGTCAGTTCACGGGCTTCCATGATAAGAACGGCAAGGAAATTTATGAGGGTGACGTTATCCATATCGGACCAGATTACTGTGTCGTGATATGGGTGGAAGATTTAGGCGGCTTCTACCCGAAAGTGGATTATGCAAAATTACCTTGTACCAGTCCTTTAGGTGCAATGTTGCGTCGTTGGGACATTGAGGTTATTGGCAATATATACGAGTAGAAGTGGACAATGCGAATCAAGGTTTCTCAACGTAAAGAAAAAAAGGAGGTAAGCAATGATTAAACCCGAAGACCTAAGAACGGGCGACCTTGTAAGGGTGAGCCACGATTGTATGTTTTCAAGAGGCACAATGTGCGTTGTTACCGATATAAATCCCCTAAAAGTCTTTAAAGATAAAAAAGGAGTCGTCAGTTTAAGTGCTATCAACGATAATGACGATGGACCTTGGGGAACTTGGTGCTGTAATGTCGAAGGCATACCCGTCACGCCCGAAATACTTAACAAGAACGGTTTTAAAGAAGAAGCCGTTGGCAAATACTACACAAGGTCTATTGACAACAAAAAGACGTGGGGCTTAGTCAGATATTTGGCAGTTGTACGGGAAAGAGGCGATTGGGCCGTTTTTATAAAATATGACGGCTTATGCGACCAAGCTCTCTTACGAGAAATTCGACACGTCCATGAGCTCCAACATATCCTTTGGGTGTTGGGGTTAGATGCAGAACTAAAAATATAAACGAGATTCGCGAATTATGAAGAAGAAGGGATATTACGAATATATACCGCAGATTTACCCAAGGAGACTTTGGGTGATGTACAATACATCTGAAGAAGAAATAGACAAATGCTTTACCGACATGAAGGGCGAACCTCTTGTTCACAACGGCGAGCCTATGAGCGGAGGAAGCTACGGAGGTATGGTATATGACGAATGTATGAGTAGAACAGGGGGATATTTCGGTAATCTTGTTGTCTTTCCAAAGAAGAACGATATGACTACGAAAAATATCTGCCATGAGGCTTTTCACGTTCTATCGTCTATCAGCGATGCGTGCGGTTTGGAAAGGATATATAATGGCAGAAATGAGCACCTGGCATACCTTATGGGTTGGATATGCGATTGCGTAAACAAGGCTCGTTTGGGTATTGGGGATTTTATTGAAATTTAAGATAAGGAGGAATAGCTTATGATTAAGAAAGAAGATATTAAGGTTGGGCTGAAGTTTTTTCTCCCGTGTGAGCGTATTGAACGTCATGAAGATATGTTTCTTTATTTTGTCAATACAAGGGAGAACTGCTATTTGGGACTGAGTGAACCAACAAAGGCTTTTTGTGTAAAATCTGTAGAGGACAACTGTGTTTGTTGTGATGTTGATGGCAGGACAGACGTGTATGTTACGTTGGATATTTTGCAAGAGAAAGGTAGCATAACTGTAAAAAAAGTGATGGATAAATGGGAAAGCAGTGCGACTGCAAAGGTTTACTTTTCGCATATTATTCCGAAAGACGTTGTTGACAATTTCTGTGGAATGTCGGCAAAAAGATTTGCTGATTTGATAAATAAGGAGAGGGATGCCCTTCGTAATCCGTGTAAGGCATACAAAGCTATCACAGACGAGATGTTTGATACCTTCAAGGCGAAGAACCACGACTACGGCAATAGCTTTGCGAAGTTGTTCAAGGAGTGTGGCATGACATACGCCTACGGGCACTTGGCAGAGAAACTGGAGCGCGTGAAGTCGCTTATGAAGGACGAGGCGAAGGTAAAAGGTGAGGGAATGAAAGACTCTCTGCTTGACCTTGCCAACTATGCAATACTTACAATCATGGAACTTGACGCCGGGGCGAGACAACTGTGAAATGGTTTAACTGACGCGAGAGATAGATTATGGACAGATATTAATGTTAAATTATTATAAAATAAGGAGAAAAGAAAATGGAGTTTGGTAAGAAGATTTGTGTGGGTAACTTTGTGTTGATGAAGAAGGCCCGCGCTTTGAGCAAGAAAGAGATGAAGGCGTTGCGTGACCTGGCGAAGATTCCCGAGGACAAGCGCAAGATATTGTCGCGCGGCACCGTTCCGTATATCCGTGTCAGCGATGTGGGCGGTGGCTGGAGCTTGGAGGTGAGCTTGGAGCACACCATGTTTGACGCCCTTGATGCTTTGACCGTTGTCTGTGGCGATGACGGCCGCTGGACCGTTCCCGGCATAGAAGGCAAGAACGCGGAGGCCGTGCTGACAGGCATGTTTGTAGACACGACCATTGTCGGTGATATGGAATATCAGAAGGAGAAGGTCCGCGTGATGAGCGCTTACCTTGAGAGGGCGACCAAGGAGCGGTTGGAGCGCGAGGCGGCCGAGAGAGCAGAAAAGGAGCCTGATAAGATTAAAGAGGAGGTCGAGAAGGTCAAAAAGGAGGCTGCTGAGGCTTCGAAGGAGGCTGCTGATGGCGACAACGGCGAGAACGGTGCCGAGGGTTGATAATGGCGGATGCGGCTCATGGGGTGGAGAGTTATTGTTGAACTGTTATAGTTGAATTGTTGTTGTAATGAAAGATTTGTCAGAAAGAATGAAAGAAGAGGCCGTTTCGTTGGGTCTGTGCGAGCAGTGGACCTCGGAATGGTCGGATGGCAGCAGCCGTGACGAGCTTGTGGACAAGTTTGTCCGCGGTCTGGATTTCTGCATAGAGCACGACTGGCCGAGCGTTGACGTGATGAAGCGCGACTTTGGCGACGTGATACACCGTCATGGCGTGTATGCCGATGAGCGCGTGGACCTTGACGAAGCCTCAACCGTGGTGTTGAACGGCTGCTGTGTTGCCGATTTGCGCTATTCGGGCAATAGTGTGGGTGATGTCTATGTTCGCCATGACAGCAGAGCCTGCATAGCGGTCCACGGTCTGTCCCGTGTTCATGTGACCGTCTATGACAGGGGCGTTGTGTCCGTGTACTGTGACGAGGACGCCCAGTGTTTTATCTATCTTCACGGTGGCGAGGTGCTGTCCCTGGACGGGGAGGGCAAGATCGTTGTCCGTGACAAACGAGCAGAGAAAGGAGGTGAGCGATGAAGCGCAGTAACGGCGAGCTTATAGACCTGCTGTTTGCCCAGCTGTTGCAGTTGAGCACCGAGGACCGTTTTGACTTTGAGCGTTACCGCGAGGACTGGGGCCGTTCAAACAGCGAGAAATATAACGACATGCTGTCAGGTTTTTGCCGGAGCATGAGAGAGTTGGCCAAGAGCTGTCCTGTGAAATATTTCGCTGGCGGTTACTATATCTTCAACGGCAGGATATACGAGTTGGTAGAGACGATAGTGGTAGAGCAGTCATACCAGTTGCTTGTGGAGAAGCTTCGCATAGGTCCCGCCATGGTCCGTCCTTCCATCCGCAGGGACGCTTTCATGGAAGTTATCAAGAACTACAACGTGCTGGTTCCGCAGTTTGACGTTGTGGCCTTCAACAACGGCGTTGTGGACTTTGGCCTGTCTCGTGCCAACCCCCGTGCGTTGCCATTCTCCCCCCACTATCATGTGACCTACTCCCACCCCTACGATTTCGACCCGAAGGCCAAATGTCCGCGTTGGACGAGCTTTTTAGACGAGGTGTTGCCCGACAGAGACCAGAGGGAGATCTTGCAGATGTTCTTAGGCTTAGGCCTGGTCCAGCGCGGCGATGCCTATAACCCCTACGACGGCAAGATGTCGAACAAGATAGAGCTGTGCCTGATGATGATTGGCGGCGGCGCGAACGGCAAGAGTGTGATATTTGAGGTGATGTGCGCCTTGTTCGGGCGCGACCGCATCTCGAAGATGGACTATGCAGAGCTGACCGCCGACGGTGACGAGGGCATGCGCGGGCGTTATCCCATCCGTAACGCCATCTTCAACTGGTCGAGCGACAGCGACCCGAAGAAGTTTGGCAAGAAGAACACCGGCATGTTCAAGCGTCTTGTATCAGGCGAGCCCGTGCCCTACCGCAAGTTGGGCGAGAACGTTCTTGAGGCCAAGACCCTGCCTTACCTCATCTTCAGCTTGAACGACACGCCCGAGAGCGGCGATGCGTCGTTAGGCATGATCAGACGTTTGCAGTATGTCTACTTTGAGGTGACCATTCCGAAGGCGAAGCAAGACCCGCTGTTAGCCGCAAAGATTATCAAGACCGAGCTGTCAGGCGTGTTCAACTGGGTGCTGGAGGGCGAGCGGCTGTTGCGGAAGCGTAAGTTTGTGTTCCCCGACACGAAGAAGACCGAGCGTCTCCGCATCTTGACCTACCTTCGCACGAACCCCGTCGTGTCATGGATAACAGCCTACCACATGCGCCCTGACCGTCAGGCCAGGAACGAGGTGCCGTTATGGATCCAGTCGAGCGTGTTGTATGACAGCATGTTGCAGTTTTGTAACGACAACAATGTGGAAGACGGCGACATCCCCTCGATGAACCGCTTCGGGCGCGTTATGCGTGACGACTGCAAGTTTAACAAGAAGAAGACGACGAAAGGTATATACTATGAGACGTTTGGCGTGACGGAAGCTGACCTTAAGAGTCATTTCCTTGTTGAGGAACTTGACGGGTTGGAGTTTGGGGAGGAGCCGAGCTTTATTAAGGAGGATGTTGAATTTTGAATTTTGAATTTTGAATTTTGAATTTTGAATTGTTGCGCCGATGGCGCAATGTTGAATTTTTGAATGTTGAATTTGCTCTTTTTAGCAGGGTTTGAGGATGATGGGAAATATTCGGAAATTATCGGGGAATTTCCGCATTCTTTACTTTGAATGATTGGAGATTTCGGAGAAAATTGGGGAAATTTGGAGAATTTCAGAGAAAATTGGGGATTTTGGGGGATTATTGGAGAAAGGAAAGGATATGGTAAACAAAAAAAATATGTTAAACTAAAGAAAGAAGGAGGTTATTATGGAAAGTGTGTTACGCGAGCTGGCGTCTATGATAGAAGACCGCCACTCATTGGAACAAGGGCTTCGCATCATCATGGAGGCCGCAGAACGGAAGAAGCTTCCCGAAGAGGTGTTTCTTCCTACGTTCAACGACAGTATGCTTGAAGAAGCGTTCGTTCACACGTTAGAGGCTGTTGTGGGCGAGCGTTACGAATAGCAGGAGCTGTGAGCACAAGAACAACAAGGATGTAGCTGTTGTTTGGAATTTTGTTAATCGGGGACAGGCCGTTGGAGATTATTCTTTGTCGGTCTGTCCCTTTTTGTAAAGCAGGCATTCGGAGCACTTTGTCGGGTAGTTGATGGGTACATAGTAATGTACGACATTGTTCTCCTTGTCGATTTCGTCCTGCTTGATTTTGTTGTAGTCGGCTTCGAGCTGCACGATTTTAAGCCAGTCGGGCGATCCGTACTTGGCCTTTTTCTCGGCGTAGACGAGCTTTCTAAGGATTGTCTCCTTCGATGTTTCCTTGGCCAGCTCTTCAGGCGAGATGTCATCGTCTTTGTCCTTCTGTTGAGCTTTACCCTGCAAATCGGCTATTCTGCTTTGCACCGAGTTGAGCGTTTCGAGCTTGTTCATCTCCTTTAGGAGCTCCGCTTTTGACCAGTTGAGTCCCTTGCCTTGGAACGCGACGTTCCAGGCGTCTGTCTGCGACCATCCCGCCGCCCTGAGGTCAGCATAGATGAGGTATGCGGGATCAGACATGCCGTATTTCTTTTTCAGATTATTAACAGCGATAGAAAAAGCATATTGTGCCATGATGATAAGAATTTAAGAAATTAAAGAATGTTGTGAGGTTCGCCGTTCTTGTTGTCGTACAAGAACTGTATGAAGCACCGACAGTTGACATGGAACGGAGGATAAGGGTCTCCGAAGTGGTGAATGTAAGTGGTTTCGTCGTCACAAATTGGGCATAAATAACTGGAGCCTCGGAAGACGCGGTAGGCCGTAGCGCCGTGTTCCTTGCCGTAAGCCTGCTCCGCCATTCCCCATGCCACCGCCACCATCTGCTGTGCGTTTCTTATGATGTTATGGTAAGCAGCCTTGAAGATGCCCTTTCCGTAAGAAGGCGCCGCGATGTTGATGTCATATCTCCTTGCTTTCGTTATGACCGACGAGAGATAAGGATCCTTATATCCCGTTCTCACGGCAGCAAGGATTTTCTGTTCGTCATATCCCATCAAGACGCCCGCTTTCGCCATCCTGACGATGTCCTCCGCGAAGTTGGCGAGATAAGCAGACGTCCTTTGCCTTGACGTGGCGCCATAATATTGCGCCGAGAGAAACGCCGAGACGCTGCCCTCGTCGACATTCAGCCTTTTCGTTGCCGCGAGCGCATACTGCCCGATGATATTCTCCACCCTGTCTGTCATTCCCGTTGCGATGCCTTGCGCCTCTTGAAGAAAGGCCTTTTCTGCCGACAGCCTCTTCCCCCTTCTATATTTCGAGGACAAGCCGACAATCTGCTTAGCCGCCGCGAAGACCACCTTTTTCAAGGCAGTCTCCGTGGCAGCTACAGCCTTAGACCTGTCGATGGCATAACTGTATTCCTTAGCCATAAGCCGATACCTTATTTGCGGTCATACTTATTCCAGTTGTTACGTCCGGGCCAGTTGCCGTTAGAGTCGTATTGTCTTCCCGACTCGTTCGGTCTTCCCGCCTTTCTTCCTCCGCCCGTGTTGACATCCTGTCCGCTCTGCTGCGCGTTAATCTTCGCCTGAGCCTCCTGCTCCTCGATGGCGTTCTGCGTCTCGTTGTCGGCCCTCTGCATGTCCATGAGCAGATCCTGCTGCTGCTCCTCCTTCTTCTCCCTTATGATCCGTTCTATCTCGTTCGTGACAGGGAGGTCAGGGCATCTCTCCGACGCCGTCTGTTTAGACAAGAACCCGTTTTGCACCGCCGTAGCGATATTGGTTATCATCTCCGACTTGTTTTGATGCACATAGACCTCCACCCAGGCATGAATAGGCAGAGCCGTCATAGAGGCCATGCAGTTTTGTTCCATTCCGATGCCATACTTACACATCTTGACGAGCTGCATGAGGAACGGATGCAGCAGTTTGGCATCGTTCTCCGCGATTTCGATAGCCGGTGAGAAGAGCAGCTTAATGGCCACACCTGGCAAGTCGCCCGACTTAAGTTCCGGCGGTTTGACCGTGAACGACAATTCATAGATGAGGTCATAGGACTTGTTGAGCTGCGTGGCGAAAGCATTAGAAGCATCCGTTCCGTCGATGAACTCAGCATCGCCGTCAGTGTCAGTGATCTGAATGGTCTTTGCTCCGCCGTTAGTGTCGCCCACGACCATGATGTCATCGCCATCGCCTTTGAGCTTAAGCATAGGGAAGGCATAAGCCTTGTTGTTTTCACAGAGATAAGAGTAAGCCTCCTCGTAGTCTTCGATGTTACGCTGCACAGGCGCCCAGCACGGTCCGTCCTCGTTTCTTGCGTAAGCGACAGGCAGGAACGGGAAACCATGCGGTTTCTCCTCCACGCACGAATAGTTGTCGATACCGAAGATGTTAGCAATCCTCTTAATCGTCTCCTTAACCGTGCCCTCGTTAAGCTGCTTCTTGAACCTGTAGAACATCTTTTTGTCCCACACCTCGACCCATTCAGTTTTTTCGATGCCCTGTTCGTCGTAGTCGATATATTTTCTTGCGAAGACCGTCATCTCGCCTGTTAGCGAGTCGATGTGCGGATAAAGAATATCCCCGTTGTCGAACGACAGCGTTTTCGTTCCGAAGACGCCGTTGCTGTCGAAGAATCCCACGACCGCGACCTCCGCCACCTTCATGTAGGCAGAGACCGCCTCGAAATGTCTCACCTCCATGTCCTTCATGTACCACTCCTTCTTGAACGTGTTAAGGAGCTGTTGCAGCTGCTCGTTCTTCTTGTCGTCAGCACTTGCGAGTTCAAACTGGATGTCGTTACCCGTGAGGTGCAGCGTGTGCTTAGTGTGTATGAGCCGCTGGAAGGCGAACGCCGTTCTTTGGATTTCCTGAATGTACCACTTGCCATCCTCAGGATTTTTCCTGTAGATGTCAGGATAGAGGTCTTTGTCCCATATTTTGTGAGACGAAGGATAGAACTCCCTAAGGAAGTCGTGTTGCGTTTTGATACGCCTGTAGAGCGTGTCGTCAGGCATGTAGCAGTTGACATTCTCCGACCATTCCTGCTCCCTCATGATGCCGTGCGTCATGTAGTTCTTAGGGGTGAGCTCATAGAACGGTTTCCTTACGAGGATTTGTCTAAAATTAGTATTTGTGTTGTCCATAAAATTAAGAAATTATAACATCCATAACCCTTTGATTTTGTTGTTTTTCCTTTTATAGAGCGAGAAGATCATGATATAGAACCACGATTCGAAGAAGTCGGGCGAGTGTCCGACAATCTTTTTCGCCATGTCCTTAGGCATGAGTTTGAAGCTTTTGTCATAGCTATTTTCGTCCCTCCTTATCATCTTTCTCTCCTTTTGCAGGATTTGCCTTAGCGGCACCTTGTCGAAGCCCTTACCCGAGTATTTTCTTTCAAGCAGGTCAGAGTCGATAGAGAAGCCCTTGTCCTTAACAGCCTTATAGAAGAGGAAAGCGCACTGCGACTTAAGGTCCTTATAGAGATATTTGATGCCCTTCTCCTCCTGCTTTGTTGCCGCAATAGGCGCCGCCTGGTTATTGAAGGGCACGGCATCCTTGAAGAATCCCTTGAAGTACTGTCCTATGCCCTGCATGTCATAGGTGAAGTTACGTTCCTCGACGCCCCACTCTCTCAGTTTCGCCATGACCGTGTAGACGAGCGTTTGCGAGTCGAGCCTCATGACCACCAGGTCAGCGCAATGGTGTCCTATCCACAGCCACATGACAAAGTTGTCGCCTCCCGTGAAGGCGATGTCCGCCGAAGCCCTTCTGACGCCATCTCCCGTCTGCTGAGCGTTGTCAAAAATCTCCTCCAGGTCCTCCCTCTTTATCATGTCATCTCCCGCCGCCTTATAGTTCCAGTTGGCTTCGAGGTCACGCATGCGCTGCTCCTCGTCCTGCTGTGCGAGGTTAGCGATGTAAGAAGCGTCGGTAGATATAAGCTTGATATTTTCCGACACATCCGCCCTTATGAACGTCACAGATTTTATGAACATGTCGAGCTTAGAATATCCAAGCTCTGCGTAGCTGTCCTTCCACAGCTTGTCGATGATGTCGCGGCATTGCTCGTAGACCTCCTCCCGCGTGTTTCCCCAATAGATAGAGTCTGGCGTGTCTCCGTCCATGAAGCAGAAACGAATGACACCGTCGCGTTCAGGGATGATGAAGCCCTCGTCGTCAATCCACCAGTCGATGAACTTGCGCACCCACGACTCGGGGTCAGGGTTACAGGTTATCCAGAAGCGGTTTCTGATATGCGAAGCGTTACGGTTGTTTGTGAGCAGATATTTGAATTTCTTGTAAGGACATTGCGTACCCTCGTCGATGCAGACATAGGCAAACTGTCGTCCTTGGAAGCGCGTCTTGAAGTCTTGATACGCTCCAGCGTAGTAAGAGAATTTGAGCCATCCCCCGTTGGCAAAATTCCATGTCATGTCGTTTTGCGACTTGTTGTAAGTGCCGAACTGCGAGAAGAGCTTATAAGAGTCGGTTACGAGCGACTGAAGGTCATCCTTCTCGTTACGGAGGATAGTGGCATGGAAGTCGGGGTTCTTGATGTCCTTAAGCACCTCCATGAGCGAAGAGAAGGATTTAGAGCCGCCGCGGCTGCCTCCCACGATCTTTATGTCGGCGTCGATTGCAAGCATGCGCTCCTGTCCTCCCCGTTGTGCTATAATTTTCAGCTTGTCGGGGTGTTTCTTGTCAGCATCGCGAAGAGCCTGAACGAACTCTTGCGTGTAGACAGGCTCTCCCGAAGGGAGGAAGAGGCCAGACAATATTTTAGTTTGCGCTTTTTGCATATTTATTCAGAATTATTGTATATTTATGCAAAAATAACTAATATTTTTTGGTTTTTTGTATATTTATTCATATTTTTGCGTAAGATAAATGTATATTTATGCAAAGAGAGGTAGAAGCACTGCCTTTAAACCAACACAAAAACTAAAAAAGCCATGACAGTAGAAGAACTGCTTTCATTAGTGAACAAGGAGGTAGACACCACCAAGTTTAAATCGTTGAGCCAGAAGACCATTACGGAAGAACTTAATGATGTACTGGACGAAATGGGTGACGACGCGGCAACGAATGCCAAGAAAGTTACCAAGCTGGCAACCCGTCTGAAGCGTATGGACGGCAACCTTCACAAGTGTGTCTCAGACGAGATCAAGAAGAGCCGAGAAGAAGCCGAGCGCAAGAAGAAGGAAGAAGAGGAGCGTCGCGTGAAGACCGGCGGTGAAGAGGATCTTAAAGAAGGTTCATCATCTTCGTCGGACGACAAATATGACAAGCTGCTTGCGAAGCTTGAAGCCCTTGAGCGTGCAAACGCCGAGCGCGACAAGAAAGCGAGCCGCGCAGCCACAGAAGCCGCCGTTCGCAAGGGTTTGAAAGACAAGTTTGACCGCGCAAAGCTTGAGCTGAACGACTTTTTCCTTGACACCGCGATGTCGAAGTTGACTATTCCTGACAAAGACGCCGACGTGTTAGAGCTGATAACCCAGGCCGAGGGCATATATACCACCGACTACAAACGCGCCACAGGCAACAGCGCCATTCCCCGCAAGGGTGGCAATGACACGCCGACAGGCGACCGCGGCATCCGTGCAGACGAGTGGGACGACATCAAGCCAGCGAAAAGCAAAGAGAAGTAAAAAAAGAACAGAAAAACTAAATTAGAAAAGTTATGGAAAACAGCAATGATTACTACGGACAGATGATGGCTCAGGGAGCCGTCAACGCCACAGGCGCTGTAGTGTTGCAGTCGGAGATGACCATTGGCGGCCAGCGTCATGTGTTCGTTGACCTACCCGGTGCCGTGAAGGAGGCATTTCGCCGTCCTCCCATCGGTGGAGTGTTGAAGAACCCGTTCCCCGGTCCTGCAAAGATATATGCAGGCGACCTCATCGAACACAGTCTTGGTTTTGCCGACGAGAGCGGCGGCACCGTCAAGGTGCTGAAGAGCTACGAGGTAGCCAAAGCCACGACAGGCGCCACCGACACCGCCATCTACATCACACGCGACGGCTATCACCACATTCCGTTTGTCGGCGACAACCTGATGGTAGGCCAGAAGACCTTCACCACAAAGGCGAAGGGTGTGACCGTGACCGCCGTGACAGAAGAGGAGCAGGACGGCAAGGAGGTGTGGAAGCTGACCCTATCAGATACCCTTGGCGCGTTGACCGCGGGCACCGTGCTGGTAGAGGCATCTGCGTCAGACGCGAGCGTTCTGCCGATGGTGACGAACCCCAACTGCTTCGCTCCCTGCGATGTTGACATGCCGTTCTTCACACAGACAGGCAGTGACAAATATCATGCACCCCGTTACTTTAACGACTTTTGCCTTCTCGGCACCGACGTCGTTATGTGGAAGAGCAGGATGAGTCCGATTCCCCCTGCGTTGGAGGCTATGAACAAGAGCCGCTACCCCGAGTGGTGGTATGCAGAGAACTAAACGAACAGAGACAGAACACAAAAACTAAAAGACATGGCAAAGTTTGATTTTAAAAATTCGCGTAAGGCCCGCTTTTTCAGCGACCCCGAGAACACCAGATATTTGCAGAAGTTCATAGACGAGAAGGACATCTTCCATGTGAACTACGGCTGGTATCTGACCCAGGGCCGCATAGCCCCCGACCTTACCCCCACCAACCACAAGGGCGTTGCTACGTTCACCGTAGAAGCGAGCGCTCTCCGTGCTTCGACCCTTGCCAACCTGCGTGCGCCCCTTGCCGGGTCGTTCCAGAAGGACAAGGGCGAGCTGAAGGTATATTCAGCAACCATTCCCGACTTTATCACCGACGGTTTCAAGGAGACCGCCGAGGAGCGCAACTACCGCGAGAAGCAGTTTGAGGAGTTTGGCAACGACCGCGACCTCGTGATGCAGTGGCGTGACGATGTTCAGGACCTTATGAACTCGGTTGACATGACCATGAACTACATGACCGCCAAGCTTGCATCGACAGGAGAGCTTGACTACACAGGCATAGGCCGTGGTATTCAGGCACCCCTTCACAAGGTTCCATTGTCGGCAGACAATTTCCGCAAGTGTGGCAAGGTAGAGTGGGCAGCCGCCGAGTGTAACATTCTTGAGCAGATGCGCAAGATCGAGAGTGACTGGCGCAAGGAGTTTGGCCAGAACCGTCTGGCCCTTGTATGGCAGATGACCTATAACACGTTCTACAACGTATTCCTTGCGAACAAGCAGATCAGCGAGCTGTACAAGAACTGGTGCAAGGCCCACTATGTGGCCTATGTTGAGGACTACGGTGTGAACACCGAGATGTTCCTGAAGGCCTTTGCCGACATACAGGGCATCTCCCAGATAGAGATTGTAGACGAGGAAGAGCAGAACATCAAGTTTGACGGCAGCGTTGTGAAGGTCAAGGGCTGGGCAGACAACATCGTTGTGCTGCGTCCCGCAGGCTATGCGTTCGAGTATGAGCGCAAGCAGGTTGCCGACGAGCCGATGTTCAAGAAATATGGCAACAGCATCGTTCAGAAGGTGTTTGCCCGCACGAACAACGGCATCGGTCTGTTGTGCAACTCTACCATCGCCAACGGCGATTATCAGGAGTGGCACACCGACCTGATGTTTGCCGCTGTTCCCGCGATGCTTGATTTCCCCTACCGTTGGATCATCGACATCACGAAGAAGGGCTAACAGACCATTTACAGGGAGAGGGCCAAGACACCCTCTCCCCCACTATTGACACAGAAAAAAAGACAAGCACATGACACAGACACCGTTTCCCTATCTGACCGTATCATCGGCCTTGATAAACAAGGTAAAGTTTGAGGTTCCCGATGAGACCCTTCATGCCATCCTTGTGGACCGCGGCCTTGACGGCGAGATGGAGTATGGCGAAGCCCCTCGCCGTGAGGTGCGTTTAGCCTATGCCGACCTGCTGAAATGGTTCATCTTAGGTCCGAGCAAGGTAAACAACACCACCGACTCGGACAACGGTTGGAGCCACGGCGGCGGCGGTTATGAGCTTACGCCGTCGGACCTGTCGCGCCTGAAGGCCGAAGCCAACGCGATATATGAAGAGCTGGAGCCGACCTCGAAGTTGAAGCGCCGCTGCACGTTCAAGATAACGTCGCACGGTGTGAAGCGTTCCAACGTCAGCCCGTATGGCATGCGTCTTCCCCACATCAACAAATAGACCGTAAGGACATGCGTAAAGAGAGAATAGACAACCCCCGTTACCCCCACCGCGTGACGATAACGCGCTTAAGCGTAGGCCGTGCGAGCGACGACGACCCGTTCGGCGACGAGACAGCCCCTGTTGGCGACAGCACGACCGTTCTTTATGAGGGCGTCGGGCGCAGCTACACCGACACGACGACCGAAGGCGACGAGAACGTTGACGAGAACAAGCGCAAGGCGTCCATTCCCGTCCGTTATGACGGTTGGTGCGAGGGCTGCTTTCCTCTTGACGGCGACATGATAGAGGTCCGTATCGGTGCCCATGTGGAGACAGGCATCATAACAGACTGTGAGGGTGACAACAACAGGACGGTGGTATATTGGAAACTTAGAAGAGTGTGAGGTATGGCAAGTTTGGAAGAACAATTCATGAACGTCAAGAAAAAGGTCCGTCAGATGGCAGTGGTGAAGATGCAGCAGAAGATGGACCGCGCAGCCGAGAAAGCCATTTCCATGGCCGACAAGCTGCGCGACTACAGCGATGTGACCGGCAACCTGTTCCGTTCCACCGCCATAGGCACCTACTATAACGGTTCTTTGCAGTCGATACACTACACCATCGGTCCCGAGCCGACCCGTATGACTCTCGCCAAGGGCGAGCGCTATAACCTTGACCGCTACTATCGCAGCACCTTTTCCTTTAAAGATTCAGGCCGCAAGCCCTATAAGGGCCAGTATGGCGAAGGCGGTCAAAACGGTCCATCGGCAGCCGAAGACCTGTTATGGTACAACGAGCACAGCAGAGGCCGCGGCCACCTGACCTGGCAGATGCTGCTTGTTGCAGGCGTAGACTACGCGAAGTTTGTCGAAGTGAAGCGCGGTCACGATGTCATCACCTCTCTAAGAGACTATATGGTAAGATATTTCCGTAAGATGTAACTCTATGATAAGCATAAAGACCCTATACAACGACGTTGGCACAGCCGTGAAAGGCATTTGCGACAAGGTTTATGCGCGTAGCCGTCCCAAGTCGGTTGACGACCGTCCGAACAGCTACATAGTGGTCAGTTTCCCGTCTATGATTTTCAACAACGAGATGAACAGCGACGGCAGCTTCAACGACTACAGCACGACGGCCCAGATAGAGATATATGTGCGCGACAAGGTGACGCCGAAGAACCCATCGTCCTTAGACGTGTCTACAGTGGACACAAAAGTGAGTAAGGTTCTTGGTCAGTTTCCTATCATTACCGACCATTTAGTTCTGACGAAGCCGCGTGTGACGATGCAGGCCGATGACGGCGACGGATTTTCCGTGACGATAGTGCAAGGAATGTTACGAACGAGATAGACACAAAAACAAATTAGGTTTAACGATTAAAAAAATAGAAAAGTTATGGCAATGAAGAAGATTGAAGAGTTGAAGGACATCTTTGTAGGCCCTAAGACCCTGCTTTACGCAAAAGCTATCGCCGATCTGAGCAAGACGACGCTTGACATTACCCCTGACCTTGAGCTGCCCGTAGAGGTAGACTCGTTGAAGGCGACGATGGAAGACCCTACCGTAAACCACTATAAGGTGATGGGTTTGGCGGGCGACTGGGCCACCACGTCAGAGCTTGGCGACTTTAGCGTTGAGTTTGTCGTACCCTCAAAGGCGAAAGACCTCCTTGCCTCGATGTTCGGCAGTGACGCCGTTAGCGACCTCATCAAGCTGACCTTGAAGACAGGCGACACCGACCTTGACGCCACCACAGGCTTTACAGGCACCGCCCTTGAGTTTAAGAAGTTTAAGATTCAGGGCACCATCATCATTGTTGACGAGACCAAGGCCAACCTCATGGTCATCACCAACATCGCCCTGTATGCCACCATGCAGTGGGACGAGACAGGCACGAAGCCCGTAGCGTTCAAGTTCTCTGGCTCTATCGAGGGTGCAGGCAAGAAGAGTATTGCATGGCTTAGCAAGGCCGCAGCCTAAGGAGCAGGTTGATTGTATAAAAGATAACAGAGAAGGCGAGGAGCAGAGAGCTGAGAAGACGGCTGCTGCCCCCCCGCCTTTTTGATTTACGAACCAGAAAAACCGTAAGATATGTCAGACGAGAAGAAAGTGGATCAGCCCGCTGTAGAGTTTCAGCAGCTCTTGGACAGCGTGTTGGAAGCCACCCCCGAAGAGGTGCTTTTTATGGGCAAGAAGCGCACGATCGGTTGGTTGCACAAGGGAACGCTAAGGAAATTTAGCCATGTTGTACAGAGCGAGCAGGACGAATGGAAGCAGAGCGTGAAGCTGTGCGCCATCATACTGCTGAACAGCTGTTTCAAGCTGCGTCTGTGCTACTGGTTCTACTGGCGTTGGCTGTACTATGTTCGCGACCCGGACGCCGTGGAGCTGTTGCGCGTTGTTGAAGCTGGTAAAAAAAAAATTCCATCGTTAGCCTGCTCACTGCTTACCATATTAGCGACCGGGATGGGGGACGTGATGATGACGATGACAGCGAAGGAAGCGAGAGCTACCCGAGCCGCACAAGCTGGGGCGCCGCCTACTCGTTAGGCGAGAAATATCCCTTTCTCTTTGCTTCGCGCTATGGTGTGAGAGCCTATGACTACTGGTGGGGCTACACGTCGGCCCAGATAGACCTTATGGTGTCAGACCAGCCGTTGATAGTGTATAAGAAAGAGAAGAAGCGCAACGCCGACGGCAGCGTGAAGCACACGAAGAAAGAGATGGATGACCTTTATGACCGTTGGGCAGCCCGCAAGGCAGCAGAGGGCAGCATGGCAGGCAAGAAGATAAACCTCAGCGAGTGGTTGCGCAACTGACAAGCAGAAACTAAACAAAAACGAAACGAAACATGGCAGACGGAAATGTAGGCGATCTCATGATGAGTTTAGGTCTGAAAGAGACCATCACAAAAGATCTTGACAAGATACAGAAGAAATTTAGCGGAACAGACGAAGTTGCGAAAAAGGTACAGGCAGCCATTGAAGGCATTCGTCAGGCGTTGAAGGACAGCGGCAGCGCGTCGGGTTTGACCACAGCACTGAAGAACCTCCAGACGGTACTTGAGAGCAGCGGTCAGAGCGCGAAGGCCGTCAGCTCGTCGTTGAAAGCCATTCGCGGTGCGGAAGCCCTTGAAAAGGTAGGGAGAGCCGCGAGCGAAGCCAACGGCGAGGTGAACAAGATGCTGAACACCCTTCTTGGCGGCAAGGCAGCAGGCATGAGCCTTGAAGAGATGGCAAAGAAAGCCGCGCGTTACTCGGCCGAGCTTGCGAGCGTTGAGACCATGATGCGCAAGAAGGTGCGCGAGGCGACGTCTGGTGGCGAGCAGCTTAAAGGCGACCCCACCCGTTCGACGCGCGAGGCCATAAGGAACGCGCAGACCTATCTTGACCTTGTTCAGCGCATCTACCTGAAGCAGAAAGAGATCAGCGAGACAGGCAGCAAGCAGCCGAACATAGACACGAGCAAGCTGAAACAAGCCAAAGCGTTGCTTGACGAGTTTGGCCTCACGCTTTCCAAGATTGTGAGAGAAGGTAAGGGTGTTGACGGCTCGTTAGTCATGGGCAACCTGCCGAAGGCGTTGCAGAGCACGATGCGCGAGGTGAAGGACATACTCAGCTCCTTCTCCAAGGAGAACCCCTTGTCGGTGTTTGCCAACAACGCCGACAGGGCATGGACCGCCATCTCCAACTTAGAGACCAAGGTGCGCGACCTCAAGAGCCTGATGGATGAAGGCATGCTCAAAGGTTTCAAGACCGACATGCTACCCGAGAACATACTTGCCCTTGAGAGCCGTTTGAAGGAGCTGTACAGCCTGATGGGCGATAACAGTCGTAAGCTCACCGACAAGGGATACATGACCAACCTCTTTTCAGAGATCGGCAAAGAGCAGACGTTGGCCAGAAACGCCCAGCGCGACTACGGAAGAGAGAAAGGCATAACCCTCGCGGCGACACGTTCGGTAGAGAAAGAGATGGCGTCGGAGCTTAGCGCCACTCAAAAAGCGCGTGAGCAAGACCTCCGCGACATGGCAGCATACGCCAAGCGTTACATGGAGCTACAGGAAGCCAAGCGCCGCTCCGACGAGAAGGCGGCCAAGGACAGCGAGCGCCGTTCCGAAGCCGAGCGTCGGCGTATCGCGTCAGACACGACAAGGATGTCGCGCCTCTATGCCTCCTTAGAGCTTGGCATCGGGCGCGGCGAGCGTGAGGGCATGCGCGGCTTAGGCTTAGGCATTGATGTGAGCGCCTTAGACAAAGCCCTTCGCGAAGCCACAGAGCTGAAAGCCCAGATAGAGGGCGCCAACGTGGCGTTGATGGGCAAGGGCGGCAGAGCCAGCTACGAATGGTATGCAGCGCAAGCCGACAGGCTGAAGGCGAGTCTGACGACGGCCACCGAAGCCCAACGCGAGCTGAACGCCGCCCGAGACAAAGCCAACAAGCGAGCCGAGAGCGACAAGAAAAGCAAAGAAGCCAAGGACGCGCGAGAAGCCGTTGCCGCCGAGCGTCAGCGTCAGCGAGAGATAGAGAAGACGGAGGCCCGCATGGAGTCGTTGTCGCGTGTCATGGACAAGATGAAGGAAGCCCGTCTTGGCTCCGTCGGGCGTGGTGCGGACACCCGCGAGATAGACCGCGAGATAGCACGCGCCGAGCGGCTGCTGACCATACTGAGAGATATGAACGCGAGCCTGTACACATCGGACTGGCGCAACAACCTTGGCAGGGTCGGCAATTTAGGCAACGGTCGAGACGTAAGGACATTTGCCGATACGGCCAGAGCACAGCGAGAGGTCAACGCCCAGATAGACCGCAACAACGAGAAGAAAGAAAAGAGCATAGCCTTGGAGCGGAAGCACCAAGCCGAGATAGCCCAGACCGCCGCCAAGGTGCGCAACGACCTCGCCAAAGCGTTTGAGCAAGCTAAGAGGCAGGCGAGCGGCATGAGCAGCGTTGTTCAAGACCTGAAGAGCCTGTTTATGCAGGGCGGCATTGTGTACGGAGCTCAGCAGTTTGTGATGAGCGTGATCCAGACAGGCGGTGAGCTTGAGAAGCAGCACATCGCCTTGCAGAGCATCTTGGGTGACATGCAGAACGCGAACCAGATGTTCAACCAGGTGAAAGGCCTTGCGTTGAACTCGCCCTTCACGTTCAGTGAGCTGAACAGAGACGTTAAGCAGCTGGCCGCGTACGATGTGGAATATGAGAACCTGTATGACACGACGAAACGTCTGACCGACATGGCTTCAGGTCTTGGTGTGAGCTTTGAGCGCATAGCCTTGGCGTTTGGTCAGGTACAGGCCCGCGGTTGGCTTGACGGCAAGGAGCTTCGCCAGATAGCCTATGCAGGCATACCGTTGCTTGACAAGCTGAGCGACTACTACTCGAAGCGCGAAGGCAGGAAGGTGACGACGAGCGAGGTGAAGACCCGTATCAGCGGCCGTGGCGTAGACTTTGAAGACGTGAAGAACATCTTTTGGGAGATGACCGATGTCGGCGGTCAGTTCTACAACATGCAGCAGGTGTTGAGCGAGACCCTGTTAGGCCGTTACAACAAGCTTAAAGACGCATGGGAGATCATGCTTAGCGAGTTTGCGAGCGGCAACAGCCTTATGGGCAAGGGTCTGAAACGCATCATAGACCTTGTTACATGGCTTGTGCAGTCGTTGCACAGCCTGGCCCCCGTCGTAGCCGCCGCCTTTGCCGGTCCCCTTCTCGGTCGCCTTGGCCGCAGCCTGAGCGGCGGTTTGGAGAAGAGCCTGCTGAGCGCGAAGAACAGCATGGCAACAGAGTATCAGCGCAAGGCGTTGGAAGGCAAGAAGCTGAACGGCGTTGAGCGCGAGATTCTGAAGACCCGCAACATGATCACTGCCGAGGACGTGAAGACCCTTGCCAAGGCGCGGGCTATCACTCAGGTAGAGCTTCAGCGACTGTATGTGAGCGGGCGCATCACGAAAGAGATGTATGCGCAGAACATGGCCCTTCTGAAGCAGCAGGGTCAGACGACAAGCCTGAGCTTCAAGGAGCGTATGCGCCAAGGCATGAGCGGCTGGTTCAACGGCGGCGGTGCCAAACGGGGTGCGTTGGGCGGTCTTGTGGCCAACGGTCTGAAGACAGGCCTCAGCTCGATATTAGGTTTCTTCGGCGGCTTGCTCGGCATAGCCATATCGGCAGGTGCCGCCATCTTCGTCTACTATCAGCAGAAGAACGCGGAGCTTAAGCAAGCGATGGACCAGACCGCTGCCGAGCTTCAAGACCGCGCCAAGCAGATGGGCGAGTTTCTTCGCGACAACGACGTGTCGAAGACCATAGCCGAGGGTGACGACAAGGCCATAGACAACATGATCGACTCGTACAAAGAGAAGCTGAAAGAGATTTCGCCCCAGAGCGCGTCGGCCTTTGCCATGCACGCCGAGGAGATAGCGAGCCACAAGGAGCGTCTGCGGTATCTTGAGATACAGCTGAAACTGTTGATGAAAGCCAACGCTCTGGCCAAAGAGATGGCAGGAGACAGCGACGGCTACGAGAAGCTGAGCGAGAACACCGAAAAAGCCGTGGAAGCCGCCAAGAAGTTAGCCGAGAAGTCGGCCAACCTCCGCAAGCCCAACCCTACAGGCAACGAGCAAGGCGAATATGACGATGCGAAAGCAGACTTTGACAAATATATAGAAAATCTTGCAGCGTATTACAAGCGCGAGATACCCGATATTCTCACAAGCGACGTTGCCCGCGAAGCCTTCAATGCCAATTTGGCGAGCATGCTGTCGCAGGCTAAGGGTATCACGGAAGAAGCCGCCATGCAGATAAGGTCAGGAGTCAGTCAGAGCTTAGGCCTTGAGGACAATGACCTGGAGCGTGAGTTTGCGAAGAAATACATGAGCATGATAGACAACGCATTTCCCGAGATTGCCAACCGCATCCGCGCCCACAAGGAGCTTGACGAGGAGAGCAGGAAGAAGGTGGAGAAGCTGATGCAGGGAGCCGTTAGCCAGCTGAGCGTGGAATATCCCCACTGGGAGTCGGCGTTGCAGCGGATGCTCCGCGAGTCGAACTTTGAGGCTCGTATTCACCTTGTGTTCTCTACTGGTGTTGTTAACGAGATGGACGCTTTCAAGAAGCGCGTTTACGACAACTTTACAGCCCCCGAGGCAGGGCTGTTCAGTCAGTTGGATCCACTATTGAAAGGCGTGAGCGACATGTACACGGCGCAGCAGAACGTGGAAGCCGAGCTTAAAAAGCGCGAGAACCTTTGGAAGCGAGAAGAACAGCTTAAAGGCAAACGTCAAGGCAACGAAGTGGAGCGCAAGAGGTTGAAAAAATTGTTTGACGACCTGCGAGATGCTGCATGGAAGGGCTTGGGCTATAAATATGTGTCGGAGGACAAGAAGACCAACAAGACGCGGAAGGGCGAGAAGAGAGACTTGGGGCTTGAAAACCTGAAACGCCAGCTCAAAGACTTTAAGGCCGCCCGCCAAGCCTATCAGAAGCTGCGCAAGGAGGTAGGCATGAGTAAGGGCAAGGCCAAGAACGAGGTTTACAGTCTGTACAAAGACCTTGACTGGAAGAAGATAGACCTTGACGACTACACAGGCAGCCTGTCGCGCCTGAAGAAAGGCTTCAATTTTGACGCGAGCAACGACCGCAAGGCCTTCCGTACCGAGCTTGCGAAAGAAGACTTTGAATGGAAGTTGTCGGAGGTGCTGAAGCCCGAGTTTGCGCGTGTGTCAGCGAACTTTAAGGAAGCGTTGGAGAAAGGCGCCAGACAAGCCGATTTGTGGCAGGAGCTATATGAGAAGACCGGCGACAAGGGTTTTGCCGACTTGGCGTTGAAGGACGGTGCCCTGTGGAGCGACTACACACGCGGCCTGTCAGAGGACTTTAAGAAGAGATACGGTCAGCCCGTGGACCTGAGCATGACCGATGCCGACGCGCAGAAGCACTTTGAGGGCGTTATGGGCGCATACGAGATGTGGCAGAAGATTGTGGCCCTTGTCAAGGGCGACTACACAAAGTTTCTGACCGATGCCGCCACCATCATAGAGAAGACCTCGACGACCGAGGAGAAGATCGCCGCCATAGACTCGCGTTACGAGAAGCCCATAAAGGACGCCACCGCGAGCGGCAACACCAGTGTTGCCACCCGCTATCGCCAGACGCGGGATGCCGAGAAAGAGAAGGTGCGTTTTGATGCCTACAAGAACTCGGAGGCCTATCTGAGCTTCTACGGCGCGATAGAAGAGCTCGGCAAGGACAAGGCCGGGGTGATAGCGAACGAGATCCGCGACAAGCTGAACAAAGCGTTGGCCGACGGCTCGTTAGATGCGCGAGAATATACGAAAGAGATCAAGACGTTACAGGAGCAGCTTGACAAGCTCTCGCAAGGCAAGAAGACCTTTTTCCTTAACGGTGCATTGGGTGTTGCCGATCGGAAGATAGCCGAGGGCGACAGCAAGTTCAACCTCGGCAGCTACAAGAGGGCCGAAGGCGAGAAGAAGCAGCGCGAGGGCGAGATAGCCAACGACCAGAAGAAGATTGAGGAAGGCAAGAATCTTCAGGAAGCGGGCAAGGCGCTACAGGAAGCAGGCAAGGAGCTGCGAGATGGAGGCAAGAAGATAAAAGAAGGCTGGGAGAAAGCCGTAAAGGTTGCGGACAAGGTTGACAACGTGATACAGGGCATTGTCGGAGCCTTCAACGATGTGAAGGACACGTTCGGCGCCTTAGGTTTCGACACAGAGAGCGACAGCTGGCAAGACGCGAGCGCCGTGATGAACTCGCTGTCGGGCATGTCGAGCGGCGTGAAGAGCATCATCAACGGCGTCGCCACAAGAGACATTGGCGGCGTGATACAGGGCGGCGTAAGCCTGATCACCAGTACGATAAAAGCCTTCGCCGCCGCGCACGATGCGAAGCAAGACCGTCAGACCAAGCTTGCCGAGCGCAACATCACAGAGCTTGAGCGGATGCGCGAGTATGTGAACAAGCTGCTTGACGCCACGTTAGGCGGCGTGTACGAATGGAAGATGGACGCCTCGACCTCGAAGACCCTGAACAGCGTGGTAAAGAGTTACCGCGAGGGACTGATAGGCAACAACTTTATAGGCAAGGTGTTGAAGAGCAGCACAGGCAAGGGTTCTTTGAGCCAATACAGCAAAGAGACGTATGAGGCAGCCCGTTCAAGCCTTAACGACCCCACGAACGCCTACAAAGCCAAGCGAGCATCGTTGCTTGCCCAGCGCGACGAGCTACAGCGCCAGCGCGACGCGGAGAGCAATAAGAAGAAGAAAGACAAGGACAAGCTTGCCGACTATGACAACGAGCTTCGCGAGATGTCGTTGACCATCAAGCAGTTTTCGACCGACTTTCTGAAGAGCGTCTACTCCGTTGACATAAAGAGCTGGGCGAGCCAGTTGACCGACAGCGTAGTCAGCGCCTGGGAGAAAGGCGAGGACGCCATCGACGCGTACAAGAAGAAAGCCAAGGATCTTGTCAAGGACCTGACGAAGAACATACTGAGCCAGAAGATCATGGAGACCGCCCTGTCGAAGCCCCTTGACTACCTGACAGGTCTGATAGAGCAGAAAGGCAAGCTTGACGAGAGCGACATGCCGAAGCTCATAGACCTGCTTGTGTCGGCAGGCGAGAACGCGAGCTACAACATAACCGCCATACTTGACGCCTTGAAAGCCAAGGGCTACGATTTCAGCGAGAGCGGCAGCGGCAGCGTGAGCAGCTCGATAAGCACTTTGACCGAAGGCACAGGCGACCTGCTGGCGAGCTACCTTAACGCCATAAGGCTCGATGTGAGCGTGACCCGCGGCAACGTTCAGCTTATCAGCGACCTGTTGCGCGAGCAGATGCCCGAGATGGGCCAGATACAGAAAGCCCAGCTGGGCCAGCTGACCCAGCTTGTGGTGCTTGCCGAGAGCAGGAACGCGAAACTTGACAAGATGATAGACTGGATGGGAGCCGTGACGACAGGCGGCAGAAAGAAAGTGTATGTGAACTAAGCGACGAAAAGGTGAATAAATATGCACTAAGTGACGCCAAAAAAACAACTTGGTACGATTTGAGAGAAATATGTATCATATAAAGATGGTATCTGCTTTATCTTTTTGGCTATTTTCCTTTCTCTCATCGGTCATGTAGCCCGCTACACTCCCTCTTCGAGAGAGAAAAATAGCTCAAAAATATAAAGCTCAAATCATACCAATTTATTTTTTTAGCGTCACTAAACTTGTATATTTATTCACTTTTTTGTATATTTGAGGAATATTTATACAAAGACAGATGGACAACAAGATATTGGTAAAAAAAGAGACGGCAGGTTCACAGGTATATGACATAGCGTCGAGGTTTGACGTGTGGTGTCAGGAGCTGCCGTTTGCGGTAGGCTACGAGGTCAAAGAGCCCGTTGTGCGCGACTGGCGCGACGAGGACGGCGAAGACAGCTACACCGAAGACGGTCTGTTTGTGGAAGCCTACGACATGGTTGTGAAATGGGTGGCCAAGGGTCCGTCGGGCAGTGTGAAAGCCAAGATAAACAGATTCTTGTCCTACCTGTCAGGCCGCGACGGCAGCGGCGTGAAGCTGAGCCTGTACAGCGCATGGACAGGCGTAGGGCGCCAGCACATGCGCCTAAAGAAAGTTAGCGACACAGCCCAGCTTGACCGTTGCGGCGACTTTGAGGTTGTGACGATAGAGACTACCTTCCGCGTAGAAGACCCCGTTACAGACATAACACTGACAGAAGAATGAAGATACAGATATATCACAAGGACGGCAGCGTGCTGACCGACCGCAGCGGCGACGAGATAGAGGTACACTCGTTAGAGTATAACGGCGAGTGGATGGGTCAGTGTGGCGTCACCATAAACTTTGCGACCCCCACCGCCATAGACTTTTCCATCGGCGACTGGCTCCTTTACCGAGGCGAGCGCTTTGAGCTGAACTATGACCCCGGCAAGGTGAAGCAAGGGCGGAGCGGTGCGTTAGGCGACTCATTCAAGTATGACAGCGTCGTGTTCAACTCGATGAGCGACGAGCTTGCGCGTTGCGACTTTTTAGACGTTGTATTGACCAAAGACAACAACCTTCACTACACAGCCCTGCCGACATTCAGCTTCTACATAGAGAGCTTAGACGACCTGCTTGACCGCCTTCAAGCCAACCTGAACGAGCAGATAGGCAGCGGTCTGTGGAAGCTCTACTCGCGAAACTGGCAGAGGAGCAAGCTGCGCGGCTGCAACGCGAGGCGCTGGGAAGAGATATACGGCGGCAAGACCACGGCGGCAGGAGGTACAGGCATAGAAGACACCGTCATAGACTCGACGTCGGTGAGCATAAGCAACCAGAGCCTATGGGACGGTCTCTCGTTGGTGAACAGCCAGTTTGATGTGAACTTTATCGTCAGAGGGCGCGAGGTGTTCATCGGCACGGCAGGCCTGCCGACCGCCAACATCTTCAAGTATGGCAAAGGCAAAGGTCTGTACGAGATAGAGCAATCGTCGGACTCGGACCAGAAGATCGTGACCCGTCTCCGTGCCTACGGATCGAGCAAGAACCTTCCAACGCGCTACTATGCGACACTGAACATCGAGGTGTGGGCGAATGCGAGAAACGTGTGGAACATAACCCAAGGCTCTGACGCGCACGTTACAGGCGTTGACATCGTTACCGACCTGAACAGTGCGAGTCTGTCGGCCTATTTCCGTCTACTTGTTACAGGCAAGCCCGGAGTGTACGCCATAGACATGAGCGTTAACGGCGAGACCGTTACCGGTACGGTGCGGAAGAACGACAGCACCACCGACGGCGACAAATGCCTGATAGAGCTGCGTGAGAGCAGCGAGAACCCAAGCAGCCTGTTACAGAGAGTGAGCGCCGCCGCCAAGGGCGGTTCGCGGCTGTATTTCACCCGTGGCGTGACCGCCGACAACTTTCCCGACGACCACAAGAGTACGGCAACCGCCAACCTGCCCAACAACATGGCCTGTGACAAGCTGATGCTGCCCGGTTTCCCCAACCAGTCGTTGCAGGAGTGGTGGGACAGCCAAGACGCGGCGACCCAAAAAGCACTTAATCCGACAGGAGTCACCTTGCGTTTCTCCACGGACAAAGACAGGCCATGGGTAGAGTCGGGTAACGCCGATGTGATAGGCGTGCGTTCGGGCAGCGTGTTCTTCGACAACGACGACGTGAAGAACAAGATAGAAGAGATATACCCGACGCTTGAAGAGATGACCGTGGGCGGTGTGCGCGTTGACGAGATTGCCACAGGCTCATCAATAGACGACAACGGCGTGTTCAAAGAAGGTCAGACGGTGCCCGGTTTCAGCGTGACGTTGAGCCCGTCGCTCACCATGGACCTGAACGACTTGAAGAGCGACGGTTTCAGTATGGTGATGAAAGACGGCATGTGCGCGGGCCGCAGCTTCTCGATCAGCGGTTGCGAGAAGAAAGACGGGCGTTGGGTTGTGACGATGCAGCGCGACGAGGACGGCGGCATATACTACCCTTACAGAGACTTTCAGATCAACGCGGGCGACCATTTTGTGCTTGTCGGCATAGAGATGCCGAAAGAATATGTAGAGGCCGCGTCGGTGAAGCTACTGTGGGCCGCGATAAGATGGCTGTTAGCCAACGACTACACCCGCTACACCTACCAGCCGAAGGTGGACGAGATCTTCATGGCCAAGCAGCACAGAGCATCGCTTCTTGACACGGCAGGCGCCACGAAGAGCCTTCACGACACATTGAAAGAAGGCGACATTATGCTGTTTGAGGACGAAGACCTCGGCATAGACGGTGCCGTGACAATCAGTCAGCTCACGATAAGAGAAGAAGACGGCAAGATACCGACCTACGACATAACCCTTCGCGAAGACAAGGAGGTGGGTTCGCTGCAAAAGATGCAAGAGCAGATCACCACGCTTATCGGCGGCAACGGCGGTGGCGGCGGCGGTCTGACGATAGCGCAGACGCGCAGCATCGTGGAGAGCGAAGGCGGCAAGCTCTTTCTCTCGAAGACCAAGGACGATACAGCCAAAGGGCTCATAGGTTTCGAGAAAGGTCTGACGGCAGGAACATATAAGAAAGGCGTGAGCGGCGGCAACATGGACAGCGACGGCAACGCGGAGACGAACAAGCTGACGGCGCGAGGCGACGCACGACTACAGGGCGACACGTTCTTCGGTACGGGGAGCGACAAGACGGACACGCCCCATGTTGACGGAGGGAGCGGTGATGCCCTGCTCGGCGACGTGGTGCTGACGGCGTTGCAGAGCAAGAACTTTGATGCGCTGCTGCAACGCGGCTTCGGCTTTACGAAGGGCGTGAACGGCAAGTTTACGCTCAGCGTGACCGACCTCATGGTGTGGGGCAAGGCTATCTTCAATGAATTGGAGATACGGAAGCTGTCGAGCATAGGCGGCAACGTATATCTTAGCGGCGCTTCGAGCAAGATAGTACATGTTAAAGAGGAATACCTTAAAGGGACGTTTGTGGGATGGCGTTGCTACATCCTCGCGGATGACGGCACGACAGCGACGCAGAACGGTTGGCGGCCGTATGACCAGGCGCGTTGTCAGACTTTCAACATCTCGGCGGGCAGCTATGAGGGCGTGGGCAACCGCAGCTACTGGCGACTTGTAACGGGCGTGAGCAGCACGAACGAGACGATTACGGATGCTGACGGCAACGACCTCTACAACGGAAAGAAATTTGCGTGGGTAGTGCTCTCAGCTACCGACTGCGAAGACAGACTGACGAACGATGTGCCAGCGGCTGGCGATGTTATCGTTCTTGACGGTCACAGGCAGTTTGCTGATGACGACCCAAGGGCCATGAATAACGACGCTTCGCGAACGAACATCATGATGCTTCAGACAACGGGTAGTGAGGGCAGCGTGCCTAACATCATTTCGTTGCATGGCATCGTTGACTACAAGCACAGCGCGTCGAACAACAAATACAGCAACACCGTCTTTATCCTCTCTCCCGAGGAGGTGGTGTTCCTTAGCTCAAGATTCAAATGGATAAGCGCAAGCGGTTCGCCAATAACGCTTGTCAACTTCCGCGGGCCGTGGAAGCAGGGCGAGACTTATTACTATTATGACCAAGTGAACCACAACAACGCTATCTGGACTTGCATTGTGGCGGAAGACAGCAGTACGACTGAGGAGCCTACGGACGAGAGCGAGGTGTGGCGAAAGGAGTTGTCGGGTGGTGCTCCCGGTGCAGACGGTCTTGCCTATGTCTTGCAGGTGACGAGCGACAAGGGCACGGTTTTGGTGAACGGCATGGGATCGCTTCTGCTTACAGGCACGCTCTACAGGAACGGTGAGGACGTGACCTCAACCATTGCGGAAGGTAACTGGTCATGGTACAGGGTATCGGCAGACACGGCAGACGATGCTGTGTGGAACCGTCTACATGAGGGTGTGGGCAACACTTGTAGGATCACAGGCGAAGATGTGTCGCGTGTGGCACAGTTCGGCTGTAGGGCTTACGTTCAAGACACGTCGTCTGCGAAGGTCCTCACCATCGACTCGTTGGAGCAATGATATAAAAAAAGATATTTAACGACATAGCAATAAATAAAAAAAAGAGAAAGACATGGCAAAAGTTTTAGCAAATGGTCAAATCACCATCGTTGACTTGAATGACGGCAAGGCCGTACAGTGTTTCACACAGGCATCGCTCGGCGACACCCAGATTTACACCCCCGACACCAACACCTACACGCCCAGCTACTCGGCAAGTGCGCCCAACGTGATAACGGCCAAGGTGTATGTGACGGGCAGCTCTGACGACCAGGCCCCCACGTCGGCATGCACAGGCTGGTCGTGGAAGGAGGACGGCGTGGCGGCCACTCCCGTGAGCGGCAAGAGCTGGCAGCTGAACATATCCGCGAACATAGCCAAGGACAGCCCGAACAAGCAGATTGAGTGGTCTTGCACCTATACAGACCCCCAGACGGGTGCCACTACAAAATGTATGGGCTACAAGACTATCAGCATGGCGAAGAGTGGAGGTGCCTTGCAGATAGTGCAGATAGAGACTCCCGACGGCAACACGTTTGACTCGTCTAACGCGAGCAAGACCCTTAGAGCCGTGGCAAAGTTCTTCAGAGGCAATGTACAGGACACGGTGGTGACGAGCATGAAATGGGCAAAGCTCAACATAAGCGAAGGAACATGGACCGACATCTCGGCAGGCGTGAGCACGGCCAACGGCGTGAGCACACTGAACGTGGTAGCAGACGATGTGCTCAACTTCCAGACCTTCAAGTGTACCGTAACTGACGGCAAGGACACAGCCTATCAGATTGTGACCTTCTTCGATGCCTCAGACCCTTACGTCGTGGAGGTGTTTTCGCTCACGGGCGACAAGATCGTGAACGGAGCACAGAACACGGAGCTGTATGCCCGCGTGTGGCGCGACGGCAACATTGTGGAGGACGGCGCGACGGTGAAGGCCGACACATCGCACACGACAAAGTTCACTTACAAATGGACGAAATATAACGCCAACGGCGTGGCTACAAACTGGAACGGCACAAGCAGTCCTGTACACACGAGCAAGCTGCCCTATGTAACGGTGAGCAGCGCGGACGTATCGGTTAGAGCAACGTTCGCCTGTGAGGTGAGCACTAAGTAAACCTAAAGACGGGAAAGAGATGGTAATAGGCAAAGGATATATCACTATTGCCGTGATTCATGACGGCGTGGACGGTGCTAATGGTTACACCGTCTGCGCTATGCCGTCGGTCATTACGCTCGGCATAAACAAGGTGTCGGACACGGCTTTTGCTGCCGACACGACGAAGAACAACACGGCTACTGTGAAGGTGCTGAAAGGCAACCTTGACATCACGGCGAGGTGCAGGATAACGGTTGCGAGCTCAGAAAACTGTACGGCAACAGGGCCGACGGTGGGCGGCTCGGGTCTGGTTAAGGTGACGCGCATGTCAACCTATACGGCAGATGGCGTGACCTATCCCTTCACGACAGGCTCTGTGACAGTGAAAATCCATATTGGAAGCACGACCCTTAGTCATACCATCGCCGTGAACGTTGACATGAGCGTGGTGTGGGGCGGCGTTGAGAAAACGGTCAGAGGACTGAAAAGCGAGTTTGGTGAGCTGCAACAGGACTTGCAGAGCGAAGCTCCTAACGTGCTGACGAAATACACCTCCAAAATAGAGCAGACGGCAAAGAGCATATCTGCCAAGGTAGCGCAGGAGACGGTGGGACGGTTGAATGTGTTGCCGGGTACGGCGTTTAACCGAGAGACGGACGTGGAACAGCTGAGCAGCGTTTTTCACTGTAAGTTTGAGCCGTTAGGCGGTCTTGACGGTACAGGAGCGGCTGTGGTGAGTCAAAGCGGCGCTACAGCGCCGACATGGTGCGGTGTGTCGTGGAGAGGCGTGGAGCTAAAGCCGTCAACCAGCTACACGGCGAGCGTATGGGCGCGGGCTGACGGTGGACTTGACGACAACATGTATATGAGTTTTGGGCAAAAAGGTGCTTCTGCTCAGTTCAGTTACACATCCCTTGCAAAAGCTAATGAGACCTTTGGGTGGAAGCTGTTCACGACGACTTTCAAAACGGGCAAGACGAAAGCCGACTGTGACAACGTGCAGGTGGAGCTGGGCATAAGAACGAACGGCGTGTGCCGCTTCTGTAAGATGATGCTTGATGAGAGCGACACCTACAACGGCTGGACCCCTGCCTCTTATGCTGATGTGTCGTCGGGTGCGCTGCTGGCCACGGGCATCGACATCAAGCACAAAACGATCGACATGACGGCGGACAAGTTCACGCTCAGGAACAATCATGGCGAGAAGAGTTTTGGTGTGGACGAAGACGGCAACCTTGAAGCGCGGTCACTGAAAAGCGTGTCGAAGGACGGGTTGCTGACGGCTGTCATAAAGGACGGCGCGTTCACGGCGTTGAGCGGACTAAGCGGAGCTACGGCGTTTTTTGGTCTTATAGACGGGTTGCCCTACTTGCAGTTTACCAACGCGGCAGGTGTGGTGTGTTACGCCATTGGTCCGAGCGGTGGTCAGACGACAGGCAATGTGGGCGTACAGATGGTGGCATGTAACGTTGGATATAGCGTCTCGACGATAGATCTTGTATCCAAGAAAAACTACCGGATCAGTTATAGCGGTTCTGTGACGCTTCAGAATTTTGGGTCAGAGAGCGCGAAGATATATCAGAGCAAGCTACAGCTCGTCATTGACGGCTTTACACAGACGCTCACAGCGAGCTTCAAGGACAGCAGCTTCCCCTTGAACGAGGTTGGCCAAGGCAAGGTCATGACGCTCATGCCCGGTAAGCTGATGCAGGCCGAGTTTGAGATAAACGCTATTGGCGAAACCATGCCTACGACAGGCAGCGACGGGTCGGTGATTGCGAAGCCGAGCGGCGCGAGGGGCTGTCAGCTGAAGCTTAACGGAGAGGTCATTGGCAAGGGAGCAATTTCTTAATTTATTATTTATTAGTTATTATTTATTAGTTATTATTTTTTAGTTATGAGTTTATGAAGAAGATAGTTAGAGGCAACGACTTTACGTTGCGCATCCCCGTCATGAAGATTGTTGACGGCGCGAAGGTGGCGTTCCCTCTGCCCGGGTGTACGGACATAAAGGTGAACATCGTGAACCAATACCGACGCATCGCCCTGAGCTACACCATCGACGTGAGCGAGGACAACGTGCTGCTTGCGCGTGTTGAGGGCGACAAGGTGGCTGTGGGAACCTACGCCTTAGAGGTGAAAGGAAAACTGTTTGGTAACGACTGGCGGTCAAACGAGTACGAGCAGTTTCAGATTGTTGATAACAACGCTGCCGGTGACACGGTGTTTGAGCCGCAGGAGGGTGAGGACAGCGTGGAGATGGACACGGCACTTGTGGTGCTTGCTCCTTCGGTGGAGCTGGGCAACCTGATAAAGGATGCCGAAGAGACAATTGCCGACACCAAGGAGGCTTTGAAGGGCGTGGAGACAAAGATGGGAGACATCGAGCAGCGTGCCGACACAGCCATTGGCGCAGCCACGACAGCCGCCGAGAGAGCCAATACAGCGGCAGAGAAGACAGAGCAGACAAACACTGCCGTGAAGACCGCAGAGCAGGCACGAATGGAAGCAGAAAAGGATAGAAAGAGAGCAGAAATTCTAAGAGTGCAAGCCGAGAAAGAGCGTGTGGCAGCAGAGAAGAAAAGGGCGAGTGATACAAACGAAGCTATCCGAGCAGCAAAGGGTGCAACAGCAGGAGCAGAAAAAGTCAATGCCGAGCTGAACGGCAATGTGCTGACCGTTACCAATCGACAGGGGACGGCGAAGAGCGTGAATCTGACCGATGCGGACGAGCATGTGACGGTAAACGTAACTACAACCTTAGCGTCTGTCAGTGTGGAGGGCATCATCCTTAATGTCTATATCAACAACGGAGCAGACCCGCAACAATATGTGACCGACAGCAACGGACAGGCAATATTCACAGTAACGAAAGGTTCTACCTATAAGGTTGTGTTTCCCTACATAGAAGGATGTGCAATTCTGTCCCCTGTACAGCATGTCGCCGCCGTTGGCAACCGCATTATTGATGCTGTGTATACTGAAGAGACGATAAAGTTTGAGCATGTCACGGTGAGGATGCAGAAAGCCAACGAAGACGATGTTTTGCAACCCTGGGAGGGGGTACCTGTACATGTGACGATAGACGGCAAGAAGACGGACTATATCACGGACGCACAGGGTGTGGCGAGCTTTGACGTGAAGATAGGCACAACCTATACCGTTGCTGTAGACAAGGTAGACGGCATGTATGAACAATATGACAACTACCGCAGAACACGCAAAGCTATGGCTGATTCTTATCGTTTCAATTACGCCTATCACTATTACGAGAGCGGCGTATGGCTCATTGATGACGAGGGCAAGAAATGGACATGGGACGCATGGGAGGCGAGCGGAAAAGACAAGACCCATCTTGTTTTTGTGTGTATAAAGACCCTCGACACACAGCGCTACGGCGGTGACATCTATATCAGCATTGACCTGCTTGCCAACTTCACACAGATTCCAGACAAGCAGTGGGCAAACCAAAACGTCAAGTTCAAAAACATACCACTGAACGGTACGAACAACAGTGATACGCAATATTACAAATTTGCTTATAACGGCCTTGTTGCGACAATAACAATTATCGCCGAGGGCGACGAGCGGGGCATCGAAACACCGTTCTGCGACTACTGTCACTCAAAGACCGTTGACTGCGCTGGTGCTGCATGGCAGGGCTATGGGCCGACACTTGAACAATGGAAGCTGGTATGGGCAAATATAGATTATGTCGTTGATGCCGTTAACCTCAAGTTCCCCGAGCTCGGCGTGAGTATCAATAATTATAAAGGCACTAAGTGGACCGTAACGCAGTACGGCGCGACTCACAGTTGGTGGTTCGGCACGCAGCCGGGCAACTACCTCAAGGACCGCGCGCTTCTGGCGTTTCCCTTCTTCGCTTGCCCCTCTTCCTCTTTATCTCTTTCTCTCTCCAGTGAGGAAGACTCAAGCGAGGGTGTCGAGCGCGCGGCGTGAGCCCCATGTGAGTGGTTGTTATAAAAGATTCATAAACAAAAGGTATATTCAAAGACATGCTCTCAGATGAACTGCAAATATATAAAGACACCTTCAAGCTCAGCAAGATGTTGATGAGCTACAGCAAGAACGTCAGTAGACTTGTGCGCTACGGCGAATATAGTGTGGCGATAAGCAAGGCTTGCACTGCTCTTGACCTTATAAGAAGGATAAACGAGAGTTTTGAGCAAAGGGAGGTGTACTTGCATGATTATATCCTTCTTGTGTCGGAGGTTAAGTCAAGAATCACGCTTTTTGCGGAGGCGGATTTTCTTTCCGTCAAGGCAGCTACAAACCTTGATTATCAGGTAAACAAGATAACAAAAGAAGCGACGGGCTGGCTAAAGGCAGAGAAGGCTCGCAAGGCGAGAACCGTGAAGCCATAAGCAACACGGGAGAGCAGCCACTTGAGTGGCAAGGGGTGTCCGCTTTCAACCGCTTTTACGGAGAAGCAAAGAACAAGACAGTGACACCGAGAACGCAGAACAACGCGACGAACAGTTGGTGGTTCGGCACGCAGCCGAACAACAACAACAAGAACAACGCGCTTCTGGCGATTCCCTTCTTCGCATACACCAAGGTGACTATTGCAAATTCATTGAGAGCATGCACGAATATATCACTATTGACAACGTTTACGGAGGTTATAGGGACTGCAAGCGTTTTAAGGCAGACACGGTTGGCTGTGTGGAATATATGCAGAACGATCTTGCCAACAACTTGCAGCTCTATCGCGACCTGAACAGCATGGCTTACGAGATAGGCCAAAGCAAGGCTTTTTGTGTGACACGCCCGAAGCTACGAGAGGTGTTCTGTGCACAGTTTCGCGACCGTGTAGTACATCATATCCTTGCGATCAAGTTTATGGACATTTTTGAAGCAGAGATGCTTGACTGTGCTTATGCTTGCAGGAAAGGTAAGGGTACTTTGTACGGCATTGAGCATGTAAGGCGACAGATAATTGATGTGAGCAGAGAACACACCGTGGAGACATGGATTCTGAAATGCGACCTCCAAGGCTTCTTTATGAGCATTGACCGACGGATGGCTTACGGGATAGTGGAGGATATTATAAGGCGCAGGTATGACGGCGACGACATTGAATGGTGGCTGTGGCTGTGGCGCAAGGTGATACTTCACGACCCGACAAAGAACTGCATAAAGACAGGCGACATGAGGCTGTGGAACGGGCTACCCGCAAACAAGTCGCTGTTTACATGTGGCGAAGGCAAGGGCTTTCCGATCGGCAATCTGCCGAGTCAGATTATTGCAAACCTCATAATGTCGCGCTTTGACAAGTGGATTATCGAACGTTTGGGTGACGGGTGCGGCTACGGACGATATGTCGACGACTTTGTGGCTGTGAGCAGAAGTAAGGAGCAACTGTTTGACGTGCTGCATGATGCGAGAGAATGGCTTGACCGCAATTTAGGCCTTACGTTGCATCCTCAAAAAGTGTATCTTCAAGAAGCACGAAAAGGAGTGGCGTTTACAGGAGCAGTAATCATGCCTGGAAGGACGTATTGCGGCAAGACCACCGTGGATCATCTCTTTGAAAGAATTGAAGAATGGAACAACGTGGCAGATGTAAGCAGAGGGCAGACGGAAGCCTTTGTCAGAAGCATAAACTCGCTGTTCGGACATTTGAAGCATTACAACAGCTACGCCATAAAATGGATGGCATGGAAGAAGATAAAGCACAAAGAGAGTGTGTATTGCGAAAATATGAACAAATTAAAAATAAGAAGAAACAATGAAAAAAATGAACTTTGTAAAAACGTTTGTACCGAAAGGTCAGTACAAGGAAAAAGAAGAGAGAGAAGGTGTGTGCGTCGTGCATCTTGACGGTGTGCTCAACGAGGAAATGGACGCATACGAGTGTGTCGAATGTTCGATGCCTGTCAGTGAGTATTCGGAGACAGCAGTCGACGAGGCTTATGCTGCATGGAAGACAGCAACGGCAAACAGGAGACTCGCCAGAGCGAAGCGTGAGGTCCTGAAGCAGATCGAGGCTTACGACACCTCGTCTGCCGTGAACGGCTTCGTGTTGAACGGAGCCGAGGTGTGGCTGGACTTTGAGCTTCGCGACCGTGTATACCAGGGTAACGAGCGTTTGCAGCGTATCGGCCGCACGGACACGACGCTGTGGCTTGGCAATAAATGCTATAATTTGAGCATTGAGCAGGCACAGAACATCATAAGTCATATCGAGGCTTACGCTAAGGATTGTTATAACGTTACGGCGGCACACAAGAAGGCTGTGGGCGAGCTGACGAGCGTTGAGGAGGTGCTGACCTACGACTACACTAAGGGCTACCCTGCGAAGCTGACGATGACGGTTTAGGCACGGTTTGATGGTCTGAAAATCGGCTTGACGATTTAAAGGATTATTTCAACAGGTCTAAGGATTGTGTTAACAGACCTAAAATTCGTAACAACATCTTTTAAAATTGTGTTAACTGCTTTAAAAATTGACGGACATGAAGAAAACGACAAAGAGAAACCTTTTAGGTATGTTGGTGTATATGACCATCGCTTTCGCGTTTGGCGGCGGCTTCGGTCTGCTGGCCCTTATCGTGAAGGAGGACAACGACAGATGCCATTACTATGGCGGGACTTGGAACAGGGGCGACCTTGTGCGCGGCTGTCTGGCTGTGGGCGTGGGCATGGGGTTGAGGTATTGGGCCTTCGGTCTGCTGTGAGAGAAAACGGACGGCACGGCCTTGTCGGGGCGGCAATTTGCACCCGACAGGGCTTTGCCGTGTGGAGAAAATTTTGTAAATTTGGGATTATTTAAAGACTAAAAAAAGAGATATATGATGATAGTATTAAGTATTTGGGCCTTCCTGCTGTTAGGAGGTTTCCTGTTGCTCACGGCGCTGCGCTTCGGCGTGCCCGACATGGTGAGCGGGGTGTATTATCAGCTTGAGCACACGACGGATAGCACGGTGCTGGGCGGAACGACGGAGCACAAGAGGGGGTGGATCTTCTCTGTTGTGATGATTGTGTCGGCGTTTCTCATGATGGTGTGCATGCTCGACACGGGACGGGGAGCGTTGCCGATGGCCTTCTTGGGCTGTTGCGGCATGATAACGGTGGGGCTGGCACCCCGCTATCTTAGTAAGGATCAACGCGAGGTACACAGGTTTGGTGCTTTGGTAGCCACGGCAGGCTGCATATTTTGGTGTATTACGGCATGTTACCCTGTTACGCTCGTTATAGCCCTCGCGTATCTTGCAGGAATGGCTTATGCAGGACGGAAGGACGACGGACAGGATGTGAAGGCGTTTTATTGGCTTGAGGTGGCAGGAATGGCTGATGTGTTCCTGACCTATTGGGCGGTGAGATTGTGTGGATGATTGATGTATAACCAATAAACGAAAAGACAGATGATCGGATTTGTACCTGAACAGATGAGGTTAGTGTGGACGCTGCTGTGCTCTACCCTATTAGCTATTGTTGCGCCGACGGGAACGTTTCTGGCTGCTCTGACGCTGGCCTGCATGTTTAACGTGTGGGCAGGGATGAGAGCGGACGGCGTGAGTGTGATTAGATGCAAGAAATTTTCGTGGGACAAGTTTCTGCGGGCGCTGTATGAGTTCGCCGTTATCTTGGCTGTAATAGAGCTGATACGCGGCATAATGTATCTGTGTGGCGATGACGGCGTTAGCTTATATCCTGTGAAGATATTGACATACGCTGCCTGTATTATCTATTTGCAGAACGCGATGAAGAACCTGGTGAAGGCTTACCCGAAGAACAAGATGCTGTGGGTGGTCTACCTTTTCATTAGATGCGAATGGAGAAAGGCTTTGCCTGCAAACGTGGACGCTATGCTGGAGCAATATGAGCTGCATGTGGCGCGGACGAACAGGGACTGCAAGGACTGTAAGAAAGGAAAGGAGGTGAAAGATGTGGAAGGTTAGTGACATTTTAGTAAGGCACATAAAGGCTGCTGAGGGCTACAGAAGCAAGGCTTATCTCTGTCCTGCTGGACGCTACACTTGCGGCTACGGTCACACGAAGGGTGTGACGCGGAAGACGGTCTGTGACGCGAACAAGGCGGAACGGTGGCTAAGGGAGGACCTGCGGCCTGTTGAAAACTTTGTTAACGCTATTCACAATGTTAACACACAGGGGCGTTTTGACGCGCTGGTGGACTTTGGCTATAACGTGGGGCTTGGCAATCTGCGGTCGAGCACGCTGCTGAAGCTCATTCAACGAGGTGCTTCTGACAAGGAGATTTGCAGGGAGTTTGAAAAATGGGTGTATGCAGGAGGAAAGGTGCTGAGCGGACTTGTGGAGCGACGCGAATGGGAAGCACGGCGATGGTGTGAAACGTAAAAAAACATTGACAATGGAAAACTACGAGGAATTGTTCAGAAAGATGGTGGCTGCGCTTGTGGGGTGCGTGCTCTGCTGGCTTATAGGCCACCTGTTTGCGAGCTGTTCGCCGGGCAGACAGGTGACAGGCAGCTCTTCTCACAGGGTGGACACGGTGTATGCCGTTAAGACGGTGAGGGACACGGCACGGGTCAGCGACTCGGTGATCGTGAGGGTGACGGCAAAGGGCGACACGGTGTATAAGACCAAAGAGGTGTGGCGAGAAAGAGAGAGGGTGAGATGGCGCGTTGACACGGTGTATAAGGCAGCTGTGAGGACGGACACGATAAGGGTTCCTGTGGCAGTGGAGCGAAAGGTGCCGTTGTGGAAGCGCGTGGTATATAATATAGATACCGTTTTCAAGATTTTAGGGCCGATGAGTCTAATAGGCTTTATATTATATATATGTGCGTGGGCGCGTGGACGGTTGACGAGAAGAAAAGAATAAAGATAAACGCTCATTTCTTAATTTTTTAAAAGGTTGTTAATTGTTAGGTTTTTGCCTTTCCTGTCCGTGAGGATGGGAAAGGTTTTTGTTTTTGTGTGCGGTAACATGTTACGATATGTAAGTTGACGGAAAAATTTTGAAAACTTAACAACATTTTACTTGATTACATACTGACAAATTGCTATATTGCAAAATATTACATAAAACAACGACTATGACAAAAGAAGAGCAAGAAGAGATAATGGAGCTGCTGAGAGGCAGGGACGTTAGCGAGGTGTTGAGTGCGCTGATGCACACAGGCAACAGATATTCGAGGAGGACGCTGCGGTTTTTCAGATGGTTCTGCAAGTGGGTGCCAGTGATGGTCATGCTCTTTCACATGTACGGCATGTGGGATTTCGGGCACAACCCGCGTGAGATGTTCTTGGTGCATGAAGAGAACGCGACATACTATGCATTTATATATTTTATGGTGTACATCTTGCCAGTGGTGATAGTGTTGGCCTCGCGGTTCTTTTTCCTGTGCTGGCGGTATAGGATTCCGTTCTTCTATCTGTTTGGTATAAACGCGATACATATATGCTACTGGTCCTGGTACACGACGAGCGCTATGGTGATGCCTCACTATTGCCTCACGGTGATGGTGCTGACGCTTTACCTCTACGGGTTTGCCGATGACTTTATAAACAATACGCGGATGGGAAGACGCTTATTTAACTCACGAGGTGCAAGATGAAGAAGCTATTTGGTTACAGGCTGCTCGGTCAGCTGTTGCAGGGCCTTGCAGATGCCTGCTATCGCGCTGACGAGCAGGAGAAGCGCGGCGAGAAGGTCACGGCTTGCGGGATGTCGGACGAAGACATAGAGACGCTGTGTCAGGACATTCTGCCCAACATGATGAACCCGATGATGAGCACGGAGGAGGTGAAGGACAGGTTAGGCGTGAGCGAGGCGACGCTCAACAGGCTCGTTGCCAAAGGCGAGCTGCCCAACGGACAGAAGAAGAGGCGCGGACACACGCGGTACTGGACGAAATGGGACGTGCTGTGGTTTTTGAGAAAGAAGAGAGGCTGATGGAGAAGCGCTCACCTTGGAGACAGGGTGGGCGCGTTTTTTTGTATGGACGTGAGGGTAAATGATATTACCTCCTATCAAGCTAACCGACTGATAATGAAAGGATAACAAAAAGGTTGATAGAGTTGTTAACCGTTTGTGAAGAACTTGCTAACTTTGCCTATGTAACGTTACAGAAAACGAGTTAATAAACCTATTATTAAAAAACAGAAAAAACTTGTATTATGGAGAGTAAAACTTATGTGTTCGGAGAGAACGGCACCAACACTGGCGGCGGTCTTAACAGCGTTTTGGCTATGCTCCCAGCCCTCTTGCAAAAGCAGGGCGTAGATCCGGGCCTGTTAGCCCTTTGCAACGGCAGGGGAAACGGCAACAGTTGGGGTGACAACCTATTCGCTATCCTGCTGCTCTTTATCATCATGGGCAGAGGTAACTTCTTCGGCGGCGGTTATGGCGGCGGCATAATGCCCAACGGACAGGGCGGCGTTGTGCCGATGATCAACAACGATGCCAACACGGCTGTGATCATGCAGGCTGTTCAGCGCAACGGCTATGACGTGCAGAGCTTGGCTACAGCCCTCAACACATCGAGCGACGCTGTGATGGCAGCTATCAACAGTCTTGGCCAACAGGTGTGCAACATAGGCAACCAGATGGGTATGAACACCAATCAGGTCCTTACAGCTCTGATGCAGGGAAACAACGCTATCGCCACCCAGCTGGCAGAGTGTTGCTGCAAGACGAACAACGCCATCACGGCGATGGACGGCAACGTGAAGCTGGCCATGTGTCAGCAGACGGGAGCCTTGCAGAACGCCATCAACAACGTGGCCGTGGGTCAGGAGCGTGCGGCTTCTTCCCTTGCCTATGCTACCAAGGACCAGTCTTGTGAGTTAAAAAATGCCATCAAGGAAAGCACTCTTACCATCGTCAACGGTCAGAAGCAGCAGGAGATGCGCGAGATGCAGAACAAGCTTGACGCTCTGCGCGAGGAGAACAGCACCTACAAATCGTCTGCCATGACGAGTCAGATTGTGGGTCAGGCCATTGCTCCTATCAATGCGGCATTGGCTGGCTTGCAGAAGGAGATTGGCGCGATAAAATGTGCCCAGCCGGATACAGTGACAGTACCGTATCAACCATTTCAGGCTGTTCCTAACTGTGTAGCAGCCCAGATGGGTCTGTACGGTTACAACGCTGTCAACGGTGGCGATTTCTGGTATTAAGCGAGGAGGGCAAGACTATGATTTGGGGCTATCCTTTTTCATGGGTCAACCGTAGAGGATCGGCAGCTATCGGCTCGACGGGTGTGAAGGTGAACACAGACAACGTGGTGTTTACGTTCAAGGACCACGCCTTCGTGAACGCCAGCTACAGAGGCACGATATTTGTGAACCTGATGCAGGCTATCCCGACAGGCACGACAAACACGCTGCCTGTTCTCTTCGAGACCAACGGTGTAACCCAAGCCGTAACCAAGTTTAACGGTGCGGCATTGACGGTTGCAGATGTGCCGGGGACTGGAGTGATTCAGCTCTGGTTTGAGAGAGACACGAACACCCTTCAACTTATGACGGGTATTGTTTAACAAATTAGCACTTATTATTTATGTTCAGCGGATTGAGAGAAAACAGCATATTTTATGTGCTTGACAAGAGTGGAGAGCCTGTGCTGAAGATAGGACAGGTTGAAAGCGTCAGTAACCCACAGCCAAAATTTCCGACTTATCAGCCGGGTCAGATAGGCATGCAGGGGATGGAGACCACGGTTGACATCAAGGTGAAGATGCAAGACGGCGAGGCAGAGTTTAAGCAGTTGCCGTCGAACGCGCAGATTGCGAACTCGGGCACCCTTGTGGTGTCGGAGAGCAGGGAGGCGATGCTGTCGGAGGTCGAGGCGTTGCTGAAGATGTCGCGCGACGTTCTTGCGAGCAAGGACTATCACGAAAAGGTCGTTGCGAGCTGCGAGAAGATACGCGGTGTGTTGAACCCCCAGATAGCTAAGGAGAAGGCGCAGGAAGAGCGCATAGGGAACCTTGAGGCAGACGTCAGCGGCATGAAGGGCACACTTGACAACATCGAGAGTATGCTGCAAAAGGCGTTGAGCAAGAAGACGAGTGCAAGCTCTTAAAAACACAAAGACTATGTATATGATAGAGATCAGAGAAGACAAGCTCGACGAGCTTGTGGAGAACGCCGAGAAGATGCTGCGTTACGGCGGCAAGGTGATGTCATGTCTTGACAGCCTTAGCGGTGAGCGCGGACGGATGGGGCACAGAAGCCCGATGCCCGACTATCGCGATGACTGGCGCACGGAGCGAGAGCGTGACGGCTATGACGATGATCGTGAGGGCCGTTACGGCGAGCGCGACGGCAGAGGCTACGGCGGAGGCAGAGGCCGTTACTAATGTTTAGTTTAGTTTAACCGAAGCTTTGGCGGTGGTGTAAGTTGCGCCGCTGCCAAAGCTCATCAAATGGAAGAAAGATGGGAAAATGCAGGATGCCACTGGACGTGTATGACATGAAGCCCGAGGGGATGATAGCCTATCTCAGATACAACGGCTACCACTTCAACAAGAAGATGTGTGACTGGGCTGTCGGTCAGATGCGCAAGAAGAGTAAGGCTACGGACGGCGAAGAGCCTATAGAGCCTATAAGCAAGGACAAGGTGGAAGAGATGCTGGAAACGGCAGGTCTGAAACTTGACAACCTTGTGGGCTATGACCATGTGTATGTTGCGAACATGTGCAAGGCCGACTTTTGGGGCAGCTCGATCAAGGACGAGGAGAGCATGGCACACTATGTCAAGGACACGGTGGACGATGTGGACCAGAAGGACGGTTTTATCTTTAACAGGTTTTACGCGGACTGTTGCCATGGCGGTCTGCCGATACCGTGGGACGATGTGTTATGACAAGAAGAAAGATCAGGCTTGACCTGTATGGTTGGGAGGTGATGTGCTTCGTGGGCTATGACCGCGACGACGCGGCAGAGATATGTGATGCCTTAGAGGCTATAGGCTGTCGTCGGGAAGCCGTGAGGGAAGCATATCACCACCTCACGCTTGGCAGCGCGGAGAGAGGCTTGACCTACTCGAACGTTGCGGAGCGCAAGAGCGTTGTTGCCGTGGGAGCTTCGGATGCGGCAGATGTGGTGAACACGATAGGACACGAGCTGCTGCACGTTGTGGCACACATCTGCGAGAAGGACGGCATAGACATGCTGGGCGAGGAGCCATGCTACATACTGGGTCAGCTGTGTGAAGATTTGTTTAACAACTTAAAAGAAGAAGACGATGGAGACAACAAAGATTATTGACGCTCTGGCACACTTTAACGAGGTGTGGAGCGAGGTTACAGGAAATATTGACAAGGAAGAGGTGTCGGCAAAGGCCTATGACGCCATTTTTGAGGTTGACGATGCTATCGTGAGCCTTGTGGAAAAGGTGGGAGAATGTGTGAAAGAGATTGCCGTAAACAAGATGTACGGCGGATCGCCTCTTTCGGACACGCGCAACGGCGCGGGAAAAGAATGAAGAAAACGAAATGTGGGCGTAGCGACAGAAGCCTACGCCCACATTTCGTTGTTGGGGCTTTTATGACAGCGGCAAGCCCTTCTTGAGCCTCATGCGGTCTTCTTTGTCGAGGAGATGCCACTTGTCGGGGTTCAGCTTCAGGGCCTGTTCGCTTGCCCTGTTGAAGATGTGCTCGTCGGTGAGTTTCCTTGCGATGATCTCGTAGGCGAGGTTGATGTCTTTGGACTGGTTAAAGTTGATGTGTTCCTTGGGCTGATACATCTTTATGAGGGTGTCTGTTGCCCTCTGCCACCAGAAGAAGACGTCGCGAAAGTCGGCTCCGGCGAAGAGGGGACGGAGGTTGACATGTATCTGCTCATCGAACTTGTCGAAGAGGATGCCGAAGGTCTGCTGTGCCATGCGTATGATGGTCAGGGCTGTCTCCATGTGTGCGAGCAGGGCATGCTCCTGCACGTTGTAGCGGAGGAGCCATGCGTCGAAGGAGAGGCGCAGGGTCTGTATGTGGCTGCGCATCTCGTCGTCTACTTTGTCGGAGAGGTCGAGCCAGAGCTGATACCTGTCGCCGAGGGTCTGCTGAAGGGCTTTGTCGAGCCTATCGTAAGCGAGGAGCGCTTTCTTGGCTGAGCGTTTGACCTCCTGCTTGTAGGCAGGGTGCTGGCGCAGGAAGGCGTGGGCATCGACCATGGCCGACTGTGCCACATTGTAGATGGACGCCATGGTGACGTAGAAGAGCGAGCAGCAGCGGTCGATGTTGCCCAATGTCTTTTGCTTTGCCTCTGCCGTGAGGGCAAAGGCGTTTACTGACGGTGGTGTGTCTGTCATATTTTTCCTGTTTTGAAGCCGAGCTCTTTCGCTGTCGCGAGGAACAGGAGGAAGCTGTGTCGGCTTAGGGTTATTGTACGGTCTTTTATGGTGACGGTGTTTTCTGTCGTCTGAAAATAGAGCGTTAATGCTCCTGTGTCGATGTAGAACGTCTCAACGTTGCTTGTTTGTGCTGCCATATCCTCCTTCTCCCCTCTCTGTTTTGTCGAGCTCGCGGACTGTCTTGAATTCAAGGTTTCTTGCTGTGAAATCGAAATGTATCTGTGCGACGCGATCGCCCACTTGGTAGCGCGGCATTGTCGGCAGGACGTGATAGAAGACGGCAGATATTTCGCCTGTGTAGCCTCTGTCGATTGTTCCGATGCTGTTGCTTAGCACCATGCCTGTCTTCCACACAGACGAGCGTGGACGGATGGTGAAGCCTGTCACGATGGAATCGTCATCTTCTTCTTTTAGCTGTAGGGCTATGCCGAAGCCGTAACGGTAGACACCGGGTGCCAGCTCTGTGCATGACACGGCTGCGAGGTCATAACAAAAATCGTCGCCATGAGACTTTACGGGGATGACCGCTTTTGGGTCAAGAATTTTTACTTTTACTTGCATGTTTGGTTATATTTGTATATTCTGTTTGCATTAAAATAGCGTGAGCTGCGCTTGCTCCAACTTGATGCGTTTGCAAGCCTTTTCGTAATACTCCTTGTTGAGTTCAAAGCCGATGAAGTTGCGCTTCTCGCGGATGGCTGCAATTGCGGTGGTGCCGCTGCCCATACAGTTGTCCAAGATGGTGTCGCCCTCGTTGGAGTAGGTGCGAATGAGGTACTGAATAAGAGCTACGGGATTTTGAGTGGGGTGCATATCAAGATCCTTTTCTTTGTCGAAGAACAATACAGATATAGGATATTTCTCTGTTGTTGTTTCTTTTGAGTAAGTCTCAATATTATAGTTGCCATAACAGACATTGCCCTTTGCTTTTCCGTGTTTGTGTCCTCGTGAGTGAGATGGGAGACCTTGTCTCATCTGCGGATTGTATGTAGGTAGCGCACGATAGAACACAGCAATATCCTCATGGCTCCGCATAGGCATTCGCTTTGCATTGAGAAATCCTGTTGGCCGGTTTTTTTGCCAAATTAGATTATATCGCCATGTGTCAGGTTCTGCCATCATTAGCTGTGCCGTAAACATTCCTTGACCGAAGAGAATAATGGGAGCGTTAGTTTTCGCTATTCGCCAGTATTCCTTGAACAGAGGCTCCATCGGGATAATTTTATCCCATCGTGCCTTTTCATTGCCTTTGTTCAGAACTTCATACGGCAAATCGCACACAATGCAATCCACGCTCCCGTCTGGAATCCGTTTCATTCCTTCGAGGCAGTCTTCATTATATATTTTATTCAGTTCTACCATTGTTATGTTGTTTTGTGTCGTTTAGAGCTCTTCCTTTATGCCGAAGGGCGTGCCGTCGGCGAATGTTGTTTTAGCAAAAGCAAAGTCGTATGTTTTGATCAAGTTTTTGAAACCGCCAAAATTATCAACATCATTAATTACAATGCCCGTGGAATACAATTCCATTATGTATAGAAAATTACGATGTCCACTGATTTTCTTTATCCACCCGAACGGCTGATGCTTCAGCATCTCCTGCCAACACTCGTCAGCATTGGCGAATGGGCGATACTTTGACTCTGGCTTGATGCGATACTCTGTATTGTTCCAAAACTCAATCTCTTTCATTTCCGTCCATTTATTAAAATCTCGCCAGTTTTTGCTTAATGCGCTTGATTTTGTTCTACACTCAATTACCTTTCCTTCAGCATAAGCTTGCATGATAGGATAAAAATCTTTTGCTTCTTCTCTTGTCATATTAATCCTCCAACTCTTTAAGCGCCTTTACCATATTGTCATAGGCAGATTTTAAGTAATCTCTAATACCTAAAGATTCATAGAGTCCAAACTCAGACAATGCTGACTCTAAACATATCTTAGCTTTTTCTTTGCTCATCGATTACCCTCCTTTTTTATGTTCCTTTCTATATGCTTTAGTTGTGCAATACTTATATTGCCATATCGCTGATACATATCTTTGAGATATGCAATATAGCCGCCTAATGTTACTTTATTTGTATTCTTATTCTCTTCTGTGTTTTTATTATCTTCTTCTTTATAAACCTTATTATAAAGTTTATTTATTACCTCGCATAACTCCATAGCCTCTTCTTTGTTAAGATGACAAGGAACATTGCGCCAAATTTCATCTCTTTGCTTTTTCGTTATTCCCATACGCTACTTCTCCTTATCGAATTTATTGCCAACAACTTTGCCGTCGACAGTCCCGTCTTCTCTTACGAAATAACATAAAGGATAAGAATATTCTCTTTTATCGTAACTAATACTGAAAGCTGCAAAAGTACCTTTAGTGTAAACAATTTTACATTTTAAATCTCCTTTGAGAATATCCCCTTCATAAATTTCATTACCCTCTCTGTCTCTTATTCCTGTGAACTGGCAGACGGTATCAGAGACTACCTTGTAGGGGATGTTTCTATTCAACATACTTTCCTTTTGTCTATCCTCGATAATGTATGTGTTACCATTCTCCTTATAGAAGAATCCACAAATCCATTCTCCATTGTCGAGGCGTTTAGCCTTGAACTTGATATTTTCTATTTTCATACACTATAATTTTAAATAAAATAATTATCAAGCTGCCATTTGCTGATATTTATGTAGTTGAATGGGGCATATATCATTATTCCTATAAATGGATTATAATCAACTTCGTAATTACAGCCTTTGATAAACTTAACACCATTTATAGTTGCGTCGCAAATACAAGTAACCTTTTTCATTTTAACTTTCAACTTATTCAACATAATAGTCTTCCTCCCTCTTCCTCACAATCCAATCTTCAAGCCATTTTTTTTGATTTTCTGTAGCTTGATAGCAAGAAGAAATAAATCCATAAAAACGGGTGTACGGCTCTCTCTGCAATCTTCCTCTTGCGGCATCGGCGTATGCCATATAAAACAATTCCCCATTTCTTCCGAGGTGATGAACCTTGACCAAGGTATCATCGGATGAATGAACTATATCTCCAAGTTTTAAACTATGTATGTCCATCATATTATTGTTTTAAGCCCTCTCCACCTGTCACATGGAGAGGGTGGTTAGTTACTCTGTTACAATTTCCCAGTCTTCCGCAAATATATCAGAAACGGAAGGGACCCAAGAGTCAGCGCGACCATCTGGATGGATGATAAGCATCTGATTGGTGTAGTCAATGTGAGGATTCTCACGGCTCATCAAAATATCCTTGGCAGACTGAGGGAGCGACTGCATCTTAGGAATGATGCCACCTGTAATGTGAGAAGGAACCTGCTTGACAACAAACAAGCCTTTCCATCCCTCTCTACGGATAGCAAGTCCAGACTTCAATGCCTCGACAGCCTCACCAAAGAACATGTTACCGAATCTATGATATGCCTCATTAAAAACACTTGCAGGAGACCATGATTTATAGCCGTCCTTGTACTCAACCAAGAATCCGTCTTCCTCAACGGTTGCTGGCTTTAGATCTCTACCAAGCACTTTCTGTGCTTCTGCCATTGTCATAGGCTCTGCCTTGACAACTTTAAGTCCAATATACTTTTTCATATCAATTTATTTTATGCCCGAAAGCTGTTAAACTTCTTCGTAATTTTCGCACTCTTCTGTTTCATCGGGGACGGATAACTCATCCCACATATCACACTTACCCTCATCATTGTAGATACAAGGTCTGTGACAGATTCCTCTAATATCTTCTCTTAACATATCTATACCTCTATCTTTTATACCCGAAGGCGGTTAAACATCCAAATGGTTTTCAGAATCTCCATCACAACGTTCATGTTCGTATACCTCCTGTTTCCAAATCTCGCAATAGAGTAAATCTGTTCCAGTTGGCTTTGCGTGTTTACAATATCTACAGACTTGATGTATTGCATCCATGTCTACACCTCCATGTTATCATTAATTTCTAATGCCCAAAGGACATGTTGAAGCTGATGTACGAACTTAAGATGAGGAAACACTTCTTCTGCGCAGACAACCATTGTAAAATCTTTATCGGCAGGATAATAGTACAAGTCTGGCAAGATGCCGTCTTTGCTAAATATAAACCATTCAGATCCGTCTTCGTCCTTGTCGCAGTCTGTAAACTCCCAACCATTCTCTTTGAGTATCTCAACAGTTAGAGGAATCGGTACAATATCCTTAACCCAAGCGAAACATTCACAGGGGAGAAAACCTTTGTCTTCGATTTTTGCGCCTTCAAGGTTCTCTAAGCAGACGACACCTTTAAGGACTGTTCCCTTGTTAAGCTCCAAGGTCTTTGATGGATCGGATGATACTACTCGGTAAACGACATCTTTTGCAGTGCCTAGAGGTGCACCGTTTGTCATTACCAAATCGCCAGAGATATATTCTAAATTATTCATACACCTTAATTTTTATATCTGCAGTTAGTTACTTTGTTACTTCGACAAATTCGCCACCTCGGAGTCTGTACCAGGTGTCGGGCTTGATTTTGATGCCGTCGACACGCTCCGTCTTTACGCACACGGGAACTCTACATTCTTTTTCATCATCCCACTCCCACTCTGCAAGGGTTATCCATGAACCAACCTTTGCTTTGGCTACAGAATCACGGCCAGCGCACATGATAACAGAATTTTCTCCCGTACTGTCAATCTTAGCAGAGTAGCCCGATGAGCCTATCTTAGCAGAGTCGCCCGATGAGCCTATCTTAGCA